TCAACAAAGCACGACAATATCGCCAGCCGCTACACGCTCGGACAGAGATGTCAGCTTGCCGATCCCTTCCTGCAGAAATCGGCTGAGCTGCTCGATGCACTCGCGCTGGTCATCAGAGAGGCTGAACTCAGCCTCCATGCTTTCCATCAGGTCAAGGCAGCACTGGTTGAGGAACCCCACCTCCAGCAACTCCGCCCGGAGCCTACGCCGCAACATCTCGTCCATACCAACATCCTATCTACTCCGCATATCAGACTGTCGGAACGTGGCAAAAACGCGAACCTCGTCACAACTACCTATTCGGGTAGTGGACTAGGCAACGGGAAGCGGGCCTTGATCTCCTCGACCTTGCGATCCAGCGCTGTAGTCAGGCTCCGAGCCGCCTTGATCGCTTCAACCTCGGCCTCGACTTGGAAGGGCACGCAAGATAGCTCCTTTAGAACAGGCCATCATGATCCTGTAACACTCATCCTGTATCCGCAGATCTGAGATCGAATCAGCCTTTTTACATCAGGACCTATCTGTGCCTTAATGAGCGCTCTTCTTTCACAGGTAGGTGATTTATGAAATCTAGATTAAATGTGCTAGCTCTAGGTTTGATCTTCGCGGCAAGCTCAGCACTTGCCGGCAATATTGTCCCTCGCGGCCTTAACAGCGTTGGTAAACTTGCCGAGTCCCCTAATGGAGTCTACCGCCTAGAGCTTACCAATACAGGCGACCTTGCCATCTTTGATAAAAACAACAAGTTTATCTGGCGAGCTGACGAGTCCACAGGGATTGTTGGGAAGATGACAGGTGATGGCTGCCGACATGACGGATGGAGAATGCAGGTCCATGAGGGCATCAGCATCGAAGATCGCAAAGGGTGTTTTAAATACCTAAACAAGATAGATAGCAACTTGCCTGCGAATGCTGGTGATTACACCAACTATGTTTTGCAGGATGACGGCAACTTCGTCGCGTATCTTACAAACATCCGATGGAAAACAGGTGCGTATCGCGCAGCTGCCGCCGGTGCCACTCAGTCAGTTATTATTCCTCCCGGCACAGTCATGCCGCGAGGCACCGTATACGTGAATGGCAATTACAGCTTCCGCTTTCAGACAGATGGCAACTTAGTAGTTTATGATGGCTCTACTCCGATCTATAATGCGGAACTCGACGGCAAGGGCGGGGTCAAAGCGCAAATGCAGTACGACGGTAACTTCGTCGTCTATGACGTTAACGACAATGCGATTTGGCATACACACACAGATGGGAACCAAAATGCCTACATGGCCTTCCAGCCAGATGGCCATTTGCTTATTGTGAAACAGGATGTAATCTGGGCCCGTTTTGGGCACCAGTCAACATACTGGGCACCGGCCAAGCCAGGCTCTCCGTTTTTCATCCCTCTCGGCTGGTTGATCCCAGACTCCGTCAGCAACTGGCTTTAAGCCAGGCGTATGTATAAAAGAGGCTCCAGCTCGAAGCTGGAGCCTTTTCAAGGAGGCGGAGACTATCAGAACAGAAGCCCCGCGTGACCCTGCCGCCCATGCGCCCTTCCTGATGGCAGCTACAAGGACAGGCTCGATTTCCCTTCACCAATCCGGAGCGCTAGCCTGACCGCAACGCTGCTGCGTGCAATGCATTGCAGCTGGGTCTGGATGCAGTCAAGCAGAGGTATAAACAAAAATGTAGACCGATAGGCACCGACACGCTTAAGCTACAAAAATTTACCAGAATCCTCTTGCATTTCAAATTTGAGCACAGATCATCACAGTACAACCACTCATGTGAGACCCTCAAAAATCCAAAACCAGCCCCAGAAGCAAGCAAAACATAAAAATAACTTTTTGGAGACTCAAAAATGAAAAACAAAATTGAATTTTATATAATAGATTTCAAATACAAAATCTCTACCAATGAAGCTACTTTCCATGGAGAGAATCGAATCGCCTTCCCCTCAGCCGTAATACCAGAAAATTTTTCTGAAGACGGATTCCAGAAAAGAGTCTCAGAAATCCTGAACAGCAAAGCACTCGAACTACTGCCTCAAATTTTTATTGAGCACAACATCAAGACCAACGACAATAGTGCAATCTCCCTTGACCTTGAAGTAGTTAAATCAACAAAAATCAGCACCTCTGTTTCAACCGCCATCTCACAACAACTATCCGAAACCCCTAAAGAATAAGGCCAAGCGACCCAACGACTTACTCATCGACATAGTTCAGCTGGCAAATTCATGATCGTAACTATCAGTTAATATGATAGTTACGATCATCGAAAACATTCGATAACAACATGATCTCGCGCACACTGAAGATCATGCCTCGGTCACCGCTTTCCGTTGTGCGCCGATGTTGCTCAACTCTTGCGAGATGTCGGCTCGGCTCAGTCAAACCTCGATATCGAACTGGGGGAGCTGCGGCGCCGGCCCGGTCACCAGGCCATCGCTGATGAACGCCATCTGCCCGGCCGGCACCGCCGTGCCCCGAGCCGAGATCACAACGTTGTTTCGCAGACGGACGCGGCAGGTGCCGGCGCCCTCGTCGACGTCGATCACCTCCCCCACCGTGCGCGCGCCGCCCGGTAAGAGCCCGATGAACCGACGCCAAGGGTTGACCGTCGCCATCAGGAACCTCCCGGATAGTGGCGCTCGATGCGCAGGGTCTGCCACACGCGGCTAGCCCCTACCCCCTCGGCCGAGATATCGGTGGCCAGGCAGAGCCCGCGCCAGGTCGCCTGTTCGTCCCTCACCTCGACCAGCATTCCAGGCTGCACCAGGCCCGGTACCCCATCATCCTTCTGGAACAGCGGGATACGGCGCGTCTCGATCGCCTGGTTGCCTCCCTTCGACAACTCGCAGATCCCGCGCGAGCGCGCCACCTCGGTGCCGGTCATCCAGTCCTCCATGACGTCGGGCGCCGACTCCTCGCCGGCGGTACCGGCGCGCCGCACCTGCACGCTGACGCCGTAGCTGGTACCGCTGACGTAGACGAAATTCCATGCCGGCTGGGGACTCCACTCGCTGCCCCACTCGGCGACGATGGCGGCCGGGATGATCCGGTCGGGAATCGCGGTGTCCCAGTACCAGGTCGCCTCACGATACCGCGGCAGGATCGTCATCGAGTCGTCCATCAGGCCCGGCCGCACGATGCCGCCGGCGACCTCGGCCAGCTTGACGATGACCTGCATCGGCGTCTGGTCCTGGTAGCTGAAGGCGCCGGCCGGCAGCGTCCAGTCCGGCGGCCCCATGTTCTCGACGTCCCAGGACACTGAAAAGCCGGTGTACTGCAACTGCTCGTCGACCACCTGGCGTGCGTTCAGCGGCGCCGTGTTTACCGCGCTGCGCTTCGGCGCATAGGGCGCGTCCAGCAGTTGTGTGCGGCTCGCGCCGCTGATGGTGTAGCGCTCGCTCGGATGCTTGCCGCTGCCGCTGTAACGCTCGACCAGAAACCGCCAGCCCCAGCCGTTGATCTCCAGTTCTACCGTCTTCGGCCCGTTGGCATCTGGCGCCGCCAGGTCCAGCGAGGTGCGACCGAACAGGTCAGCCGTGAACGACCAGGCGAACGAGTCGATATCCAGGCCGATGCGAATGCTGGTCGCATCCAGCGGCGTGCGACTCGGCAGCACCACCAGGGTGACCGTGTTTCCTATCATGTAGGTCTCCAGTATCTCGGGCTCGGTGGGTGGATCTATCGGTACCACCGGCCCCGGATAGTCGGGGTAGACAATGCCCGTCGGCACCGGATCGGTCGGCCGCCCCCATGCCCAGGGAATCAGCCGCAACGCATCGAAGCGGGCCGGGCTGCCGTAGCTGCTGCGCGCCCCGGCGTCCACCGGCCGGATACCACGGACCGGCGCCACGTAGCGGAAATCGAAGAACACGTCGGGCGTGTTCGCCGGGGTGTAGCGGGTCGGGCCGAAATTGAAGTCGAGCAGGCCGGTCGGGATGTAGAGACTGGCACCCCTCTCCGACAGCGCATCGCGGAAGCGGTCGAACTCGGCCGAGCGCCGCCAGCCGGGTGGACGGCCGGCGTCCTTGGGCGACGGGCGCGGGTTGTAGATCAGCGACAGGCGCCGATCACACGGGCGCAGCGTCCGATCCCAGCCTAGCTCTCGCTCGACGTCCAGCACCCGGGTGCTGTCCCAAGCGCTGCGGGCTGCCGCGTTGCGCTGCTCGGCGTGCTCCCAGCCACTCCCCCAGCCCGCATCACGCACCGGTACACCGGACCAGCCACTGGTGCAACGCCGTGCCAGTGGTCGGCCGGAGCCCCACAGCCCGGCGCTACGCGCATCGGCAAGCACCAGGCGCTGCCAGCGCTGCGGGACGGCGCGCACGGAAAGCGGCGCCGCCCTCTGCCAGGGGGCGCCGAAACTCGCATTGATCATAGAGCCTCGACAGGAAAGGGCCCGTGGCTGAGCGGGCGGTAGTAACGCGTCGCCTGCAGACGGGCCGTGCCGACCTGGCGGCTGGGGTTGTCGCCCTCGATCGGCCACCACTCCGGCTCAGCCACCGGCAGCACCCCGGCCTCGGTCACCTCGTAGAGCCAGCCAGAGAAGATCGTCGGACGCACGCGCTGGCCCAGGCTGACAGCGAGACGCGGCTCGAACACCGCGCCCCAGTCATCCAGCCCCATCGCGTAAGTGGTCCCGCCGGCCGTCACCTCCAGGGCGATCTCGGCGCGCCCGGACTCGGCCGTCTGCCCCACGCCGGCCACCCGCCATTCGCCATCGAGCTTGCGCTCGATGACCACCACCTGGCGCGAGGCCGCACCGCCATCGACCGTGACGACCGCCCGCACCTTCGCCGGGTCGGTCGGATCTCGACCGCCCGAGCCTTCGGTCAGGTCATAGGAGAGCAGGCGCGTATCGGCATCGAGGACCGGCCAGCGAATGATCCCCAGGCGCGGGTCGCCTTCGTCGGTGACCTGTATCACGAACTGTCCGCGCAGGCCCGATGCCTCGAAGCGCTGCACCGTCTCGCCCTCGTAGACCTGGAAGGACGCCGTCATCGCAGTCGCGGTGACCACCGCCCCGCGATACAGCGTGGCGATCTTGCGCGCCGGAGTCTCCTCCCCTTCGCGGGTGACCTTCACGGCGAGGGTCTGGTAGATCGCCTGCCTGGCCCCCGACCAGGCGACCTCCACAGGCGGGCGCAGCGTCTTCGGCCCAATGCCGAACCGCTGCAGCCAGGTATCGGGCCGGACCTGGACCGGCGGCACCACCTGCAGTATCAGCCCGCTCATGCTGGCCACCACGCCGGATCAACAGACAGGAACCAGAGCCCCCAACGGTCCATATCCACGTAGTAGGTCTTGCCATCCATCTGCACCGCCTCCGCCACCGAGGTTGCGGCCAGGGGCAGGCCTAGCCGATCCAGCAGATGTCCGTGGCGGTAATGGCCCAGGATCGGGTCGAAACACACACCCTTCAGGCGGCCGACGTAGTTCGCGCCGTTCGCCACATAGGGCTGCTGCATACGCCAATAGGGCGGATTCTCTCCCTCTGGCCTGTCGTAGTACATGCTCTGGTACTGCATCTGGTCCATCTGCGCCCCCAGGGCGGCGCCGCCACCCTGGATGATCTCCCCCGAGCGCTGGTCACGCAGTGAACTGAACCCACTCCCAAAGGACCGGTTGGTACTTCGGCTGGCTGAACTCTGATACCCCTGGGCGCCACCGACGGCGATGAATCCCTGAACGCCAGAGGCGCCACTAAAGCTCTCGTACTGCCCGACATAGAGGCCGAGGCTGTAGTCCTCGCTCGTATTCTCATAGCCCCTATCCGCCAGCATGCAAAAGACAAACGTCTCGGCATCCGCGCAGATCTGCCAATAGGTGGCGTAGTTCCAGTACATGTAGCCCATATAGAGGATATGGGCATCATTGCTGGTGGGGTTGGTATCCGCCGACCACGTACGCGATCGCGTGTTGACCCCCTTTGGAAGCGGAGTGCTGATATCCAGCATGCCCTCATGTACATAGATCCCGATGAAGTCCCGGTAGCTGCTACCGCTACTACTTGGCAAGTGCTGGCAGAAGGTGATCTGTGCACAGTTGGACGCGGGAGCCAGGGTGATGGCAGTGTCGAACTCGCTTACCACGGTCCACCCTGCCGGTGGCTTGTTGCCGTAGCCATCGACCAGCGCCGCGCGCAGGTAACTCTTGAGCTTCTGGAACGGCGTCACCGCCGACGGGAAGAGCGCCGGCGGTGCGCCGGCGTCCCGATAGCTGTACTGTCGAGCGGTCATCAGTCCGCGTCTCCTCTGATCTGTAGGTGGAATTCATCGTCCTCGACGGTACCCTTGCCACTCAGCACCGTCCGCACGATCCACATCGGCCCCAGGCACGAGTCGGTGTTGAAGCGCACCGCGTTGCCGGCCGCCCAGCCACTGCCCCAGCCCTCCTTGCGGATGGTGAAGTACGGCGTGTTCGTCTCCGGGTTGATCGGCGCCGTATCGGTGGTGGTAGTGCCGTTGGCGATCACCCCCAGCTTCTCCTCCACCACGCTGAAACTGGTCGAGGAGTTGAACACCAGCGCCCACTTCGCATCGATCGCACCGCGGTTGGCGATCAGCGGCGGATAGGCGAGGCTGTTGTAGTTGGCGGTGGTCCCGTCGCCCTTGGGCTCGTCGGTCCAGTTCGGCGAGCCGATATCCCAGGTCCGCTGGGTGAACCAGTGGTGCAGCCGCGCCTGCAGGTCGCCCCAGCTCAGCGCACTGGACGCCAGCGTTTCGCCCGCCGGCAGATCCCAGGGCAGCGGCGAGGAGATTCCCAACTCGCCGTTCACTTGGACCTCGGTGCAGAGGGTCATGTGCTCGACCCGGTCACGCACCACCAGCGGCAGGGTCAGCGGGTTGCCCTCGGCATCCTGCAGGACCAGCGGGTTGGCCCATGTCACCCGGCCGCGTTCCAGGTCGACGCTGTAGCCCGCCGAGGCCAGTTCCACCGCGTTGGCGTCCACCACCTTGATCTCGGCCTGCTGGTCGCGGCCGAGCTGCAGCACGCCCCCGGCTTGAGGACTCGGCACCGTGGTCTCGGCGGTATGAGCAACCACCATCACGTCGCCCTCGCGGAACACTGGCACCCGCCCGTCTGCCGGCAGTCGCACCGGGTCCAGGCCCAGCAGGGTTGCGTCCAGCGGCAGCGAGGTGAAGACGACCGCGTTGTAGCGCAGCAGCAGCGGAATCACCGGGATATCGCTGGCCCCAGTGGTGTCCTCCAGATTGCTGGTGAAGCGCAGCCGGACGATGCCGGTCACGATATCGACGCTACCCTTGATCACCGCGCCATTGAGCTTACCGTTCGCGTCCGCCGTGGTGGTCACGATCTGCGCGGTATCCAGGCGAACCGCCGTCACCTGCAGGCTCGCAGAACGCAGCGGCGCCCCCGGCGTGCGGAAGGTCATGCTGGTGACGCTGAAGCCGGCGTTGGTGGTCAGACAGGCCAGCAGCGTGACCGTCGGCGCCGCCCCCGAGCCATAGGTGTTCAGCGTCGCGGTACGGCCGGCGTAGTCCACCGAGCCGACGGCGATGCCGGCGTTGGTGCTGCTGTTGATGTTCTTGTAGAGCACACCGGAGCGGTCGACGTAGACCTCGCCGGCCCAGGTGAACACCAGCGAGCCCGGCAGGATCGGCTCGGCCACGCCAGGCAACAGGTCCAGGGTCACCGGAGCGACGGTCTGCGAATCGGTCTGCTCGCCGTACTCGACGCCGCGGCTCTGCGCGCGCACGCTCAGCGTGCCGCCGAACCCCTCCAGCAACGTGGTATCGGTGGCCACCAGACGCAGCCTCTTCATGCCGAAGTTGTCGACCGTGTCGGTGTAGTAGGTGTACTCCTTGAACACGTAGTTGCCGGCCACCTTCAGGCTGAACTCGCCGGTCTCGTAGTTGATCGTCCCGGCGCGCCCAGCCCAGCCGCCGGCGGCGTCGTCGGTCACCGAGTTGTCCACGGTGATCTCCGATTCGAAGATCGGCAGCGCCCCGGTGCCCATGTCCGCACCGAGGGTCGGCGCCGCCTGGCGACGCTTGGTGATCCACGATAGGCGCACGCTGCCCGCCTTGAGCGGCGCCCCGGGGAGAGTGCCGATGCACATGCCGGTGCTGTCGGAGGTCACCGCCAGCGGGCTGTCGGTCACGCTACCCTGCTGGTAGGTATGCACGATCCCACTCCCGGCATCCGGGGTGGCGCTCAATTCCATGCTGACCTTGCCGTCGGCATAGTTGATCTGGCCGCTGCCACCGGTACCGCTGAGCGAGCCGTTGCCGCTATCGAGCACGGTGCGCTCTACCCCGCCGACCTTGAACGTCGCCTTGTAGGAGCCGGGCAACAGCCCCTGGTGCGGCAACGTCCGGTTGATCCGCGCGCGCGCCTGCACGCTGGTGCCGGTGCGCTGGGTCAGCGCCGCATCGTTCTGCCCGACGTAGGCGTAGATCAGCGAACTCCCCACGTCCGGCAGCGCGCTCAGGGTGATGGATACCGAGCCGGTCGCGAAGTCCACCGTGCCGGTGCCTTCCCCGGCCAATTCGCCGTTGCCCTGGTCGCGGATCTCCTGCCATTTGCCCAGGGCGAGGAACGAGACCACCAGGGTGCCCGGCTGGGGCGGCGCTTCGGACAGCGACAGGGTGTAGACGAAGCCGCGGTTGCCCAGTTCGATAGGGATCTCCCCGGTCACCGCTTCGCCCGTCGCCGCCGCGGCAGGCTGGTAGGTGGCGCTCGCTGTCCCGCTCCAGCCGCTGCCGGAGGCCGCCATCTCGATTGCGCCGCTCTCGTAGTCGACGGTACCGCTGGCAATCCAGTTCGAACCGCTGATGTAGCGCAGGCCTCCCTTGCGGTCGTCGACGAACACACCGCCGCCGGCGCTCAGCGACAGCGAACCCGGCGCGCAGCCGGTGCCGAGGAACGTCCGCGACCTGCCGCTGCCTATGTTCGCGACATTCAGGTTGACCGTCCGCGCCGGCCCGGCCGCAGCGAACAGGCGCCGCTGGTAGCCGGCCAGTTGGTCGACCAGCGCGTTCTCTCGGGTGGTGCTGGGCACCAGCTGGGAATAGACCGACTTGACCCGCAGGCTCAGCGCGCCGCGGCTGACAGCCTCGGCCAGGGGGCTGATGCCGTAGTACCGCGCGGCATCGGCGACCTGGGTGCTGAGCACCTGGCTTTTCGGGCTGGTGGTACCGCCTGGAGTCACCTGGCCGCCGGGGAAGGTCGCGCCCAGTGGCGCGCTGATCGACAGGTCCAGCCGGCGCCGGGTGAAGTTCACGAAGTTGCCGTTGCCGTAGTCGTGGGCAAACTGTTCCAGCCGCGCCTCGACGTCGGTGATGCGGACATACTGCGAGCGCGACTCGAACACCAACTGATAGACCTCGCCGATCTCGGGCAGCCGCTGTTCTTCGCGCTGCACGCAAGCGATGGCGCGCTGGCCCTGCAACTGGTTGCCCAGCAGTTCGAACGAGGCAGACACGGCCGGCACCACGAAGGACTCGATGGCGTTGCGCGCGTCGCGGCGCTCATCGGTCTGGCTGCCGGTGTTGAACAGCAGCACCGAGACACGCGGATCGGCCGGCGCCCGCGTGACGATGGCATGAGCGCCCAGGTACGGCTCGGCGCTGTTCGAGCTGATGCCGGCGAAGGCCTTGCGCAGGTTGATCCGGCCGATGGTCCGGTCCAGGCGCGAGATATCGGGAAACAGGTTGTTGATCTCGCGATCCACCACGGCTTGCCCGGTGGCACGACCGCCGCCGTCGTCCTCATCGGTGAGGCGCTGGGATTTCAGCAGCTTTACATCATCGACGGTGATCGTCATGGAACACTCCAGCCAGAAAAGAAAACCCCGCCGAGGCGGGGTGTGGGATCAAGGGTCGGGGGTGGGCGGTGCCGGGGGCGGCGCTACGGTGAGCAGTCGCAATGTCACCAGGTAGTCGGCGTCCGGACCTGGGTTGACCTCGCGGAACAGCGGTTCGGCTTCCAGCGGCGCCCCTTCGGCGCGGTTGAAGATCACCGAGAATTCGCGGCCGTCTGGCAGCACTAGCGGCATGACCCGCAGGCGCTGGTCGCGCAGCACCTCCAACTGCCGCACGACCCACAGCGGCGTCCATACCCCTCCCCCGGAACGCAGTGTGATCGGGCGTCCATGCAGCTTGGTACCTTCCTGCACCAACAGCGCGCCGGTCAGGGAGCGTTCCTGCTCTTGTGCCACCGCATCCCAGGTGAACTCGTCCACCCATTCGAACTGGTCGCCCAGTTCCACCGCATCGAGCCTCATCGGCCGGTCCTCATGCTGGCCTGCTCGAGCACGCCGAGCAGGTTGGTTTCGTCCTGTTCGCTGGCCACCGCCACGTCAACGGCTCCCCGCGGCGTCTCGAAACGAACGACCCGGGGCGGCGGACTCGACACCGGCGACGAGGCAGGCGGCGCCGCCGCGGCCTTGGCGGCGTTCTGCTCGTCCACCCGCTTCTGCTGCTCCTCTCGCTGCCGCTTGGCATCCGTCTCGGCCTGGATCTGCTGCAGGGTGGCCAGCGCCGTCATCAGGTTCTGCACCGCGTTCATGTCGCCGCTGCCCTGGGCCTCGGCCAACTGCTGCTGCAACTCGGCCTTGCGGCTGTTGAACCGGCTGCGATCCACGGCTTCCTGCTCGCCGCGCAGCCCCGCCAGTTCCTCGCGCAGGCTGACCAGCGTCGACTTCGAGCCTTCCTTAAGTTGCTGGATCTTCTGATTGGCCGCCTCGATTGCGCTCTCCAGTTGCCGCATGTCCGAATCGTTCAGCAGGCTGAGGCCATTTCGAGCGCCCTTGGCCGCCGACACGAAGTCGCCCAGCTTCATGGTCCCGCGCTCGTAGTCGTCCATCAGGCTCTGCAGGCTGCGCTTCTGCTCCAGGTACGCCGCCTGGATCTCCAGGCTGGCTCGCTGGGTATCCATCGCCCAGCGCCCGAAACCGCTCATGCCCACACCCGACTCGGCCTTGATCCGGGCCAGTTGCTCGCTGACCTTGGCCAGCGAGCGCGACGTGGCGTCCAGGCTGCTGGTGTCGATGCTGAGATCGACGGTGGAGATCCCACGCATCGCGTCGAAGGCGTTCAGCGCTTCCTGACTCAACTGCGCAACGCCCTGCCGCGCGGTGCTCAACACCCCACCGAAGAACCCTTCGAAGGCGCCCATGTCGTCCTTCGTCGACGCTACTCCCTTGCGGGTCGCCTCCATCGATTCGCCAATGGCCTTGCGCTGGTCCGAGAGCGATTTGGCCGCCTTGTCCGAGGACTCCGCGACCGCCTGCATGCCCTTGGCGCCCTCCTCGCCGGCCGCCTTCAGTTCCTTGATCTTGGCGGACAGCTTGGTCTGCTCCTGGTTGAACTCCCGCGCGCTGATCGTGCCGTCGTTGTACAGCCGGCCGAGCGCCGTCCGGATGTTCTGGATATCGACCGTGGTCTTCGCGCTGCTGATCGCGTCTTGGACCTGCTTCAGGTTCTCCAGGCCGGTGCTGAGGTCAGACACCCCCAGGGCGGCGCCGCTGGCGGTCGACTTCAGTTCGGTCAGCTTCGCGTTGAGGACACCGGCGCCGTTCGCATACTCCTGCTGGCTCAGCGTGCCGGCCTGGTAGGCCTTGAGCATTTCCCCCTGCAGGGCGGTCAGTTGCTCGGTGGTCTTGGCCGCGCTGATCTGGTCCAGGGCATTCTGCAGGCTGGTCACCGCCTGCACCGACTCGGCGGCCGCGTTCTTCGCACCCGCCTTCAGGTCGGTGAAGGTGTCGGTGATCGCCTGGCTCTGTTGCTGTGCGGCGGATGCGGTGGCCGTGGTGCTGGTGTCCCAGGCATCCGCGATATCCTGCGCGTCCTGCTGGATCTGCTGGCGAAAACCCTCGCTCATGCTGCTGAGCAGGTCGTGGACGCCGGCGACGGAACTGCGGATGCGCTCCCCACCCAGCGCCGCCGGGATCTTCTCCGCCACCTTCTCGATGCCGGCGACCATCAGCGACAGGGTGCCGGTCCAGGCCAGGGCGATAGCGCTGATGCCCGAGGTGACACCGTTGAACAACGTCCGGAACGGCGCGATGAACAGTTGCACCCGCGAGGCCATGTCGTCCAGCTGGGTGCTGAAGCTGCTAAGCCAGGCCGAGGTCTTGTCGATCAGGGTGCCGAAATCGACGTCGGCCAGGCGCTTGATGAAGCGCTCGACCCATTCCGAGCCCTGGACGAAGGCATCCGACAGCCCCTTGGCCAGCGTGTCGAGGCGCCCGTCCTGGTCCATCTGCGCGATGGTGTCGCCCAGTTCCTTCAGCTTGTTCTTGACGTGGTCCAGCGCGCCGGCGTTGGCAATGCGGTTGAGAAAGTCGGCCGCAGTGTCGCCGAGGTTGCTGACCAGACCGGTCAGGGTGCTCATGGCCTTCGCAGCGGCCCCTTCGGAGCTGCGCCCCATTTCGTCGACCAGCGCCTTGATGACGTCCCGGCCAAGCTTGCCCTTGCTCGCCAGATCCTGCAGCTGCGCGGCATTCTTGCCGGTGACCTTGGCCAGCATGTCCCACACCGGCACGCCACGCTCGACCAGTTGCAGGATCTCCTCGGTCTGCAGCTTCTGCTTCGCCCAGGCCTGGCCGACTGCCGTCGTGATGCCCTCCAGGCGCTCCATGCCACCGCCCAGCTTCTCCGACTGGTCCTCGATCGCTTTCAGCGACCCATCCATCGGGTCCAGGCCGTAGGCCTTCAGCAGCGCGAAGGCGTCGGTGACGTCGCCCAACTGAAGCGGCGTGTCCTTGGCAAAGGTCTTGATCCAGGCGGTTGCCCGCTCCCCCCCGGCAACCGAGCCCATCAGCGACGTAAGCCGGTTCTGCAGGTTCTCGAACTGGTCGCCGGTGGTCAGCATCGAGACGATGCCATCACGCACCAGGCCGATTCCTCTGCGCACCAGGTTCAGCGCCGCCTGGATGCCGACGAAGGCCGCGGCGTAAGCGGCTGCCTGGCGAACGCCGGACGACATGGCCTCGCGCAGCGCCGTCACGCGCGAGGTGTGGCCAGCCGCCTCCCGCGCCGCTCGCATCTGCGCACGTTCCAGCTCGCGGATCTCGCGGCTGTTCTGCGCGATGCTCTCGCGGGTGTTGTCGACCACCGACGCCAGCCGCCGCTCCTCGTTGGCAAGCTGCCCGGTATCCACGCCCGCCGCCCGCGCCGCACGTTGCTGCTCAGCGTGCCGAGCGGTCAGTTGGTCAAGGGTCCGACGCAGACCCGCTGCGTCCCGCTCCGCGATCTGCAGGGACACGGCCAGGCCCCGGCTCCCGGGGTTGCGGTCCAACGCCTCGCGCAGGTCCGCAATGGTACGGTCCACCCGCTGCACCGACGTCTGCGTCTGCGCAATGGCGCGCTCGGTAGTTCCGAGCGCGGTCACCAGGCCGCGGGCACCCTTCGCATCGTCCAACTGCCGGTTCAGGTTCGCCGCCGTGGTGCGCAACCCTTCCAGCGCCTCGGTCGACTGCTGGGCGGCGGGCGACAGTTCGTCCCGGCCGCGAAGAACGAACTGGATCAGGCGCTGCATTGGGTTCGCCATGGCAATCCTCTGGCAAAAAAAAGCCCGCCAAACGGCGGGCTGTGGTCATGGGGCCATCCCTGGCACGGCGGTCAGGCCGCCTGCGCGAGATCCATCTGGCAGAACTTGGAAATGTCGGTCGCGGTCACGCGCGAATCGGCGAGCAGTTCCGCCGGACCGGTGAGCTTGGCGTACTCCTGGCCCAACACCGCCAGCTCCTGCAGAAGGCCGAACTTGACGCGGCGAGGACGCAGCGCGAACGGCTCGCCCGACTGCGCGTCGTTCAGGCCAGCGATGAACAGCTCCAGTTCCTTCTGCGAGCCGTTGAGCATATGCACCGCCCGGCTCGGGCGCGGTGTGTAGCTGACCTTGATGCCGGTTGCATCGATCTTGCCGCCGCTCAGCACCTGGATGCCGTGGGGTACCAGCAGGTAGTCCGTGCCCGGGGCCACCTCGACGTCCCCTGCGGTCTTGACCGTCACGGGCTTGGTCAGGTCCGGCAGGTACTTGAACGGGATCAACTCCAGCGCAACCCCCTGAGAGGTATGCGCCTCGTCGGTGATTGCGGCGGTGGGCGCCACCTGGATGGTGGAGCGCGTCACCAGGGCGACATTCTCGGCGGTCAGGTCGAACATTCCGATGGAGGACGTCACGTCGGTGACGCGCTCGCGGACGTTGCTGTTGCCGCCGCCTCCCATGTAGTTGGGCAGCGTCTTGCGGTCGGTGGCGAAGCTGATGTTGAAGGTGTCGCAGTTGCCGAGCGGCAGGAACGGTTCCTGCGATCCGTACAGGCGGGCATGGATGATGCCCTCGCCGATGAACGAGCGGTCGATGGTCTGGAGCATGGGGCTCTCCTGATGGGTTCGGGTGGGTTACTTCTGGTCGCCGCCGGCCGGTTCGGCGGTGGCTGCCGGAATCGGCGCCTTGGCCTTGGCCTCGGTGGCGTAGCCCTTGCCCAGGGCATGGGCAGCTACGGCGGCGGTAACGCTGATGGCGCCCTTCGACGCCGGGTAGTGGGCCGCGTCGAGCCCCTCGCGGTAGTTGAACGGCCTGGTAACGATGATCTCGGGCATGGAGCCCTCCGGAAATGAAGAGGCCGCCCGGAGGCGGCCTGGTGGATGGGTTACAACTGCTGCGAGTAGCTGACCTGCAGAGGGATGGCTCGATAGGCCCAGCGCCGGCCGGGCTCGGGCAGGCGCACAGCGGATGCCGGAAAATCGACACGCACCAGGCCGGGCACCGTCAGCCCGGCCTTGTGGCCCTTGAGCACCCGCTTGATCGCCAGGCGCGCCTCGCGCAACGCCTGGGCGGCGTCCCTGCCGCGCGCCATCGGGACGATGTTCACGGTCCACTCCTCCACGACACTGCCCGGCGACCGGTCTCGTTCCACGGTGTCCCCTTCCTGCAGGATGATCAGCCGTTCGGGCTCGTCGCTGTCCTCGGCGTCGAGCACCCCAGCCACCCAGTCCTCGCGGACGGCGTCGCCGAAGGCCGGCACCGCGGCCAGCAGGTCCAGCAGTTGGCCGATGACCGCGGTCTGTACATCGATCACATCGCTCATTCGGGCACCACGTAGAAAGTGATCCAGTCGCCGTCGTCGGCATGGATGCCGTCGATGCGCCAGACCTGGCCATCGGAATCGAGGAACGCCCCCTTGCGATCAAGGGGCTGCAAGAACGCCTTGCGGCACGCAATGGTGCGGTACCGATCCAAGGCGCCGGCTTCCATGCGCTCAACACCTTCCTCAACGATCACCGCAGCATTGCCGACCTGCCGGCCAGAGCGGTCCAGGTAGCCAAACTCACCATCGCCGAGGACGTCGGCGATGATCTCGTCCATGTCGGCGACCAATTGGACAAAGCCAGCCACTACTTCACCAACTTGATGACTGCGCGAGGGCGGGTGCAAATATGCAGAGGGTTCGACTGCGCTTCGCCAGCCACGCCCTTGTTGAACGGCATGACCTCCTGCTTGGCGTAATACGGCAGGCCCAGGGTGTTGACGGTCTCCATGTAGTTGGCCGGCGCGAAGATGCTCAGGAACAGCTCCGGCACTCCGATAGGCACAAGCCGTGCCTCATCATCTGGGATGAAGGAGCGACCGCCCACCTTACCGCGGTAGCGCTCCCAGATCACGCCGCCAAACTCGAACTCCTCGCGTGCATCACCGCGCAGTTGGGAGGCCTGCATGGTGTTGAGGTAGGTCTCCTCCACCGACTTGTGGGTGATCAGCGCATTCCAGAAGTTCTTCCCACAAAGCGCGCGCGAGCCGCTGCTGGGGATGTTGCCCAGGGCATCCTCCTGCGCGTCCAGTGCTTCGCCGGCCTTCAGGCGTACCTTGGTGGTCGCGCTACCTAGCTCCATCTGAACGACCTGAGCACTGATACCGAAGCGGTCGTAGAGGTCGAGCAATACAGTGCTGCCGTCGGCATCGAGGATGGTACCGAGCACCGCGCCCATCCGCTGGTGCTCGTGAGTGGCGTCGAGCTGGCGACGCATCTTGCCCAGGCGCTTGTTCACCACGTCCTGCACAGCCTGCAATTCGGTTTGCTCGCCAAAGGCGCGAATGCCTTGGATCTCGTCGGCCAGGATGGTGAAGGTCTGTGGCAAGTGCACATTGTTGAACGGAATCAGCACGCGCTTGCTGCCAGTTACCACCAGGCCCGGCGCGCCGCGATCGGCGGCCGGCACCAAGTGTAGGGTGTCTCCGTCCTTCTCGATCTGCTGGGTGATGGTGGTGCTGCCCTCTTCCTCGAAGAGTCCCAGAGCCGCCAGACGGCCAGGCACCTCGGGGGCTTCGTTGATCGCAGCGGTGAGGGACGAGACGCTGAACGCCTCGTCTTCGAAGACGTTGATGTCAGCCATTGTTTACTCCATAGAAAATGAAAAGCCCCGCGGGTGCGGGGCTTCGGGAGGACTCAAAGGGGCCGGTCAGTACGGCGTACCGGTGCGGACAATGAGGTTGCGGGCCTTGAGGTCGCCACGGGCAGCGTCGTTCAAACCCGTCAGCGCCACATCGATCACCTCGGCCAGACGAGCAATCACGGTCACCGCCTGGGGATCGGGCGAGGCCGGCTTGGACGCATACAGGATCGCCACCGCCACCTCGGTGCCATCTGTGGCCGCATCGTCGTAGGGCGCGTATTGGCCCGACGCCGTAACGATACCCAGCACCTGGCCGGCTGGCAGGGCCTTCGCGGTAGCGGCCAGGGTCACCTGTTCGCGGGAAATGGAACCGGCCCCCTCCGAGAGGAGGAACTCACCGGCGTGAAAGCCTTCGGTTTTGGTCATCATGCTTCTCCTTTCGAAGCCTTGGGTTTAGCGGTTTGGGCAGCCCGACGCGCGGCGTACACCTTCGACGGCGTCGCAGCCCTGGACTTGCTGGGGGGCGTCGGATCATCCTCGAGCGGCGGGGTGTTGATGATTTCGCCGAAGCCGTTGCCAGCCAGCTTGTCGAACAGCCTGGCGCGTACGGCGTCTGGTTCGAGGCCAGCTTTCACATAGTCGGCGGCAAGTTCCGGTAGGCGCGCACTGACGCACAGATCGCGGACCGCCTTGGCCCGGGTGACCGCTGCATCAATGCTCGCCTCGTCTTTCAGGTTTCCTGCCAAGGTCAGAGCCTCCACGAGGTTACGGATACCGGCCTCCGAGCAGCTACGGATAATCCGTGCTGCCAGGGCGGCGGCAGTGGGCTGGGTTACAGGGGGTTCGGGATCAGGTTCAAGAACAGGGTCCTCTGTCGGTGCAGGTGTATCGCTCAGCGGCGGCTTATCGAGTTGAGCAAGCAGCGTCTGGGGAGTATTGCGGTATTTGCGCAACGCACCGCCATCGCCCACCACCGCCTTCACAGCCACCCCGTCCAGCACCTCGTCGCAGAAACCAAGCGTCGTGGCTTCACTCGCCGTCAGCCAAGTCTCGTCCTTGATCATCTGCCGGAGCTCACCATCGTCGATCTCGGGCGCCTTGCGCTTGTAGGAGGCGACGATGGCTTCCAGCGTCTGGTCCAGCACCTCGGCCACCTTGCGCAGATCGTCGGCATCGCCGCCGGCCCAGGTCCAGGGGTTGTGGATCATCAGCATGGAATTGGAAGCCATCTCCAACCGATGCGCGCCGCAGGCCGCCACGCTTGCCGCACTCGCCGCCAGTGCATCGATGCGGGCGGTACAGCGCTCGCCCAGGCGGTTGAGCACGTTGTGGATCGCCAGTCCGTCGAATAGGTCGCCACCAATGGAGTTGAAAGCCACCAGCACTGGCGAAGAACCATCGTCGACGGCCTTCAGGTCCTGGATAAACTGGTTGGCCGTGATCCCCCAAGTACCAATCTCACCGTAGATGTAGACCTCGATGGCCTGCTCCGGCTCACCCTCGGCTGCAGCCTTGATGCGGTACCAGGTCTCGTCCTGGGGCGCCGGTACATCCGGGACCTTGTTGAAAATGTGCAGGCCGAGTGCAAGCGCCTGCGCACGAAGCGCTGATTGTTCGGTCATGGTGTTTCCTCATCGGCGGGATCCGGCGACCCCGGAGCCGTTGTGTAGTTGAGACCAAGCACGTGGGCACGTGTCTGGTCTGCCGCGTTTTCTTCGTCGATGGTTTCCGCGTCATAGCCCTTGCGCAGCACTACCTCGCTACGCGAGGCCAACCCCGCCTGGATCTCTAGAACCTTGCCCTGCACGTCCTGCACTGGGTGGATGTAGTCCCACCCCTGGGGCACCCAGCGAGTGCGCAAATACTCGCGCCGTCGGCGTGCGTAGTCGGGTAGATCCAAGGCACCGGATAAGTACGCCATGTCCATCCACGCCGCCCTCACCGGTCGACAAAGCTGGTGGATGTAGACGCTGAACTGAAGCTGTTCCAGGCGCCGGCGAAACTCGTTGAGCACTACCCTGATCACCCGGTCATTTACGTTCCTCAAATCGCCGGTGAACAGCTCGTAGGGCACTCCAGTTCCCATCGCCGCAGCCTGGAGTTGCTGCCGCATGAAGTCCGGATAGTTGTTACCAGCCTCCGGCGGCTTGGAGAACTCTACTTGCTCGCCTGGCAGCAACTCCTGCATGGTGCCCGGCTCCAATCCCACCATCGGCGTGAAGCCGTCACCGTCCATACGCACCGGTCCACCGTTGATGGGATCGATGGGAGGCAAGTCGCCTGGGCTCGGCCGAGTAATGAATCCGGCGAACAGATTGGCTACCTCCTGGCGGAACAGCACCGCATCGTCGAAGTTGTCCAACGAGCGCAGCCGCAGTAGAACCCGAGACAGTCGGGGAACCCCCCGCAACTGTCCTGCCTCCAACGGCTCGAAGACGTGTAGTACCTCGCTGGCCGGCACCCGCACCAGTTGGTTGTAGCCCGCCGCCATCACTGCGCTGTCGCCGGGGTGACGCCGATACATCCAGTACGCCACCCGCTTGCCCAGGGCGTTGAACTCAATGCCGGCCCGGATCAAATTACCGTTGCGTGCCACCTCGTTCTTCTCGACCGGAACGAACTCGGCAGGCAGCAATTGCAACTGCAACGGCACGGCTAGGTCGTCCTCCGGCCGCCTCGGGCGCAGACGAATAAAGCACTCGCCGCTCTCCTCGACCATTCGCGCCGCCAGTGCCTGCTGTCCATAGAAGTCGGTCCGCTCGTCGGCATCCGACTCGTCGGTCCAGTCCAGCCAGAGCTCCAGCAACAACCGCCGCAGCGTCTTGTCCTGAATCGTCGGCATTGGCACGATGCCGGAACCAATGAGGTTGCTCACCCGTGTGTCGATCGCACCACCCGCGTAGGGGTCGTTTCGCGTCGCAGCTCGGGAGCGCTTGCGTAGCAGTGGCAGTGCAGGGAGCGACAAGGTATTGATCGAGCCCGGCGGCGCATCCCAGTTCTGCGCGCGGCGGCCTGTTCCGGCACCGTCATAGCTGTTCTTAATCCGGTCCGGAAGCATGAAGCCCGCCCGGGTCAGATGGGGATACCTGGCCATCACACCCCCTTCCCGGCAGGGTACAACCGGCATACTCGGGAGCGTCGACCACTGAGCGCCGCCTCCAGCCCCACATCTGCCACGTACTGGCTTTCCAGCATCCGCAGACTCGCCAACTGCGCGCGCTCGAGCTTGCGACCATCCTTGGTGATGGCCTGCCCCTTGGTGAGAATGTCATGGATGGCCGCGCGCACATCCGCCAACCGTTGCTGCGCTTCGGTCATATCCGCCTCACATGGTTATCGACGTTGTTTCAGATAGCCGCTGCCGGTGCTGCGGCGTTTGCTTGTCACCGCAGGCGGGGGAGCCGTAACGGCTGTGGATGGAACCTCAAGCACCAGGCCGAAGCGCTGCTGCGCCACACGCAACATCGCTAGGGCGCCGACCACACAGTCCAGCGCCTCGTTGCGCCTTCCCTTGTCATCCCAGCGGTACACCCGCTTGCCCTTCTCGATCTTCATCACTTTGGTTTCCGCGGTGAGCTGCTTGAGCTCGCTCTCATCGCAGATGTCGTCGTTGGCCGGCAGGTGCAATACCCCAGGCACGATGGCGCCGGGTTGGGGCTGCAGCTTCAAGCGGCTGTAGATCAGTTCCTTGGCGTTGTCCGTGCCGATCATGGTCAGGTAGACGCCATCCTTGTTCTTCTTGCGCGGGAAGTCGGCAATCGGCTTGTCGTAAACACTGTGCCCCTTGGTCGGTATCACCCAGAGAAGACCATGCTTCTTGCTTTCGGCGTACACATCATCACGATGGTGGCCGCCCGAATCCCATCCCCACAGGGCCACCCGCATGCTCACACCATCTTCACGCTGGTACTGCTGGTGAAGCCTGAGCCCAACCTTGCGCTTCAACTCCTGACTCGCAGGGTCGCCGTACAGGATCCAACGATCCACCAGCCAACCTTCCTCGCCCGCAGCCCACGCCCAGATACGCGCCTCGTAGCGATCGTCCTGAGTGTCGATGAACCCCGTCAGGGCCACCACTCTAGAGGGGAGATGATTCCAGACCTCACGACGACCATAGAGAAGTTCCCACTCGATCTTGTCCCCCTGATCCTCCACCCAGGTCTCCCCGAGGGTGGTGTTGGTCCAGGTCTTCAGACCGTTGACATCCTTCTTCGCCTGCAGGAAGTCCAGCACGATGCGCCCCCACGATACGAACGGGCTGTACGCCGTCCAAACATGGAAGCTCAGCGAGTCAGGAACAGGGATCGTCTCTCCGTCCGCGTCGAAGAAATCCTGCGAGTCTCGCGTCCAGATGCCTGTCCGCTCGCATATCCAGCGGCCTTTCGACTGCTGGGCCTGCATTTCATGCTGCTGCACAACGCAACCATTGGCTTCGCACACGTACCAAGCAGCCGATGGATTATCCCCATCCCACTTGATGCCAAAGGCGCAATCCTTGCCGCCCCACTTCAGCGCCTGCTCGGCGCCACAATGCGGGCAAGGCACATGCAGACGCATTAGATGCGGAGAAGCATTGGCCGCCGCCTCCATCTGGCAGCCGCCCTCATCCACGGGGCCGTGAATTTTCGGCGTGCTACCACGAATCGACTTCGGAAACGTCGAACCCTCGATCCGCTTATCACCCAGAAACAGCGGCGAACCTTCCTTCTCCACGTCCGAATCGAACGCCGCCAGTTCGTCGTAGATGACTGTATCGGCGGACAACTCGCGATAGTTCTTCGCTGCCTTGCCGCCCCGGCACCAGAGCTGCCTACCATGGCTGAAGCGCTTCAGGTTCAACGTGCTGTCACGGTGGTTCGCCTTGCCATACCACGGCGCCAAATCTCGCAATGGCGGTACGTCCCGCACCATGGTCTCGATCTGGGACTTCATGAACTCGGCGGCACTCGCATCGCTGGGCACCAGGAACAGGATGTTCCGCCGCTTGTGCTCGATCTGGTAGGCCGCCGCCACCAGCAGCATCTTGCTGTATCCGACCCGTGCCGACTTGAGCACGTTGACCGTACGGATCTCGTCGTTACCCATCGCGTTCAGGATCGCTACCTGGAACGGTAACGTCTCCCAGCGTCCCTCCTGATAGGACGATTCGCTAGACAGGTAGAAGTGCTCGTTGGCCCACTCCACCGGCGTCTTCGGCGGCTCCTTGTAGAGCGCCATGAGTCCCCGCCGCACCGCCTTTTGCAGGCTATCCATCCAAGGTGCTGAGGTATTCATCCAGTAACTCCGGCAGTTGTTCGCCCAACTCGGCGGCGGTGTTTCGCGCCAAGGCGACCTCTCGTTGCAATGATTCGATGTGACGCGCCTCCAGGTCGGGATGGCGGCGGCGAATCTTCAGCGGCACGGTGTCAAGGATCGAGCCGATCTGCGCAGCCAGCTTACTCAGCGCGAAAATGGCGAAATCAGCTGGCGCCAACTGCTTGTCATTGACCTGGTTCTTCTGCTCTTGCGCATACGCCTGCGCCGCCGTCAGCCGCAAACGCTCCTGTACCAGCTTCTGTTCGGCCAGCGGATCAATACCCTCGGCATCCATCCCCGCTGGTTGTTGTTTCCGAGCCTGGTGCTCGAGTCGGTTCCGTAGCACCGCCTCTGCGGTGTAGAACACCTCGCGGCCAACCTTGGAGACAGGGGCAACCCCCCATCGGTCAAAGGCTTGAGGTGAAATACCGAGGCTCGCGGCCATTTCCGACTTGTTCAGCCAGCCGCGCTTTTTCTGGAGGTCTTCTGTGCTCATGACGAAACAACAACCAACCTCTGGAAAAATTCTGCATGTAGAGCGGGAACGAGGTTCGAATTACCCTCTCCAAGGGCCACGCTTCAGGGGCCCCCGGTGCTTTTCGAGTAGCACGTCACTGCCCCGCTTTTCGCGCCCTCCACCTGCAGGTGGCCACCGCCGACCCGGGTTGAACTAACCCCGCTCCGCCCGGCCAGGCCACCCGCTAACGGTTCAGCGCAACGCTTTCGCCAGGGCCCGCTCGATGTTCGCCTCGATGCGCGCGTCGTCCTCGGCAACACGCCGAACGACTTCGTGAAACTGGAAGCGTACGCGGTACTGAGGCTGGCGGACGAAGGCGAGGACCATGATCAACGTCCGTCCACGGCGCTCGGCGATGCCAATGGGTCGGCGGCCACGGCGCATCACGAAGTACGCGAGTTGGTGTCCCTTCGCCAAGGAACGCGCCGACTGGGTGGCGTTTCCTTTGAACCCCGCTCGGTATTCCAGGGCGCCCAGGCCGGAGAGGATCTGGATCATCTGGCCTCGGCTCATGTTGCCGTACTGGTCCAGCCGGGCGCCCTCCGCTGGAACCACGAACATGCCCGCCGGCAGGATGCCCCGGGCCCGGAGGTTCCGCTCCGACGCCTTGTCCACCCTCGGCCCTCCGAAGACCTGGGGAGCTACCCAGTCCTCCGGCGACTGCCCCTTCGAGGCATGGTCCTTTTCGTCCTTCACCCACAAGGCCGCCTCAAGCCGGCGTGAGGTGGCATGCAGGATGCGGATGGCGTTACGGGTGAACGGTGTCGGTCGGTCGAAGACTTGGTCGATCTCCCCGACCAGCGCCTGATTCGCCTGGTTCGCGGTGTGGTTCAAGGCGTCGGCCAACACTTTGTTCGGCAAGTCGCCACCGAGGACTCGTAGAGACGCCACCGCATCATCGAGGTCTCGGGCGGAGATACTGCCTCTCATCGCTCATCCACTCGCTGACGCTCGATGCAGTCCAGGACTTGGACCGCGCACGCTGTCAACGCAGCCTCAACAGCATCGATCGCCGCGGTTGCGTCCTCACCGTTCGCCAGCGGAGGGCGGCCTGGGAGCCGACACGGCGTCAGCGGACACGGCGTCAGCGGACACTTGGCCTGCTGCGCGGTAGGCGCTGGGGTCAGTGGTTTCGGGGCGGGCGTACATCCGGCCAAGGCCAGCAGGGATGCCAGCACGCAGCCAGTCGCGAACAGCTTGGTCATTCTCTTTCAACTCCCGTAACGCCGCAGCGTGGCGTGTACCCTGTATCTCCAAGGCCTGGCCAAGCTGGCGGGTTTGCCGTTCGATCTCGGCGACACGGCCGAGCTGGCGTTGCTGTTCAGCGAGAACGCCGGCCTGCAGGTCGATCATCTGCTGATTACGATCGCGCTCCTGCTCAGCGACGGTGGCACGACTTCTATCAGCGGAAAGCTGGAGCCTCAAGTGATCCATCCGCCAAAGCAACAGCGCGACACCAAGGGCAGCAATAGACCAGAACTTCAAATTCATCTTTACGTATCCACGCTGACTAATTACCCGTTGCCCGTACCGACTTTTTCTGATGACCAGCCAAGCATTTGCTAAGCTCAAATCGGCACTTTCATCGTGCCGCCATTGACCATCACTACCAGGAGGTTCTATGGAGTTCTTCGCAGCTTTCAGCCTTTTTTCACTCGGTCTCTACTCCGCGCTTGGTATTGCCGCACTTATTGCCCTCTACCTCACTTCGTACGGGGCTCGTTGCGCGGACTCATGGCTCAAGGGCCAGCCCATGCCTACTGACCGTGTTAAACCCCACATCGCTATCGCTGCGCTGTTGGGCCTGATCGCTGGCAGCTTTGTTCAGGGCATCATTGAGGAAAATGCAGAGTGCAACGCCCGTGGGCAAAATCTGGCTACGTGCTTATTTGAACGCCTTCAACAGCAATAGCCTCATCACACCCGCACTAAGGCGGCTCGCGCCCATTCAACACGTGCTTTACGATCCTCTGCCCCTGCGAACCCTCCGTTTATGCGGAGGGTGATCTTCTCGAAACGGCCCTGGTCGGCCAGATCGTTTAAACCCCGCGACTGCCAGAACCACCCCGCGGCGATTGCTGCCCAGGTCCGTTGCTCCAGCAGTTCCGGTTGCGCTACCAGCGGCAGCGCCAGGGCGCGAGCGGCTTCGGCGTAGTTGTCGTGGCCCGTAATCATGATCAGGCCGCGCCCCCGGTATCGATACCCATCGCCCGTATCCGGTGAGCCGTTGCCCATCCGGTTTGCGTAGACGCGGTTCGCGATGCGCTCAGGCTGGCGTGCGTACTGCTTCGCCTCTGCCGGCGTGAACCGCTTCGGCCAAGTACGGAGCAACAATTCGGCGGAGTAGTTCAGGTTCTCGACCAGACGCTTGAGGCTCTGGCTTTCGTGTCCGACCTGAGCAAGGAACATCGCCACACGCTCGGGCGTGTTGATCTCGAAGCGGGCCATGGCGCCGTTGATGTGCTCGACCCAAGTCGAGGCAGTAGCGGCACCGCAGCCAGTAGCGCGGTCGAGTTGATCGGCGGTGATCTTCATTCGCCAGCCCCCCGGCGCGGAAACTTCCAGTCGGCGATCCGATCAGCGAACTCGGCGATCTTCTTCACACCCAGGAAACCGGTGAACACCCCGGCAGCCGTAGCCATGTTCTGCGGAAGGCCAAACCACTCAAGGACAGGAATCAGGCCCAAGGTGATCAGGGTGCAGAGCGTTGCCTCGAGCAGCGCCTGGCGCCGCGTTCCACCGCCGTAGATCACCCGGGTAAGCGCAACCACAAATGACAGGCCGGCGGCGTACAACTGCGGATAGTGCGCAGACAGCCACGCAAGCAGCGCAGCCCAGGTCTCAGGGCGTTCTGGCATTTTCATAGTCTCTGCCCCTCGCAGGGGTTCTATAACGACGAAGCCCGCTCAATGGCGGGCTTTCGTTCGTCGGGGTAGGTTCCGGTGGGATTAGGCGTGAAACAGTTGCAACTGCCCTTCACGCTCGACCTCGATGATTTTCTGCTCAATAACGGGTCCCTTGACCTGCCATCGGCGCAAGGTCTTACCGGCCAGGCTGGCAATCCCTTTCTCCTGTCGGTACTCCGCCATCAGTTCGTTGCGCAACGTGTTGAAGTCCATTGAGCGCTTGAACAACTGCTCGGCCATCCAGTTGAAGGCGTGGATGAAAGCTTCTTTCCAGGCAGCGGCAGCTCTACCCGTGAAACCCATCACAAGGAACATGAACCCATCCTTGGTCATCTCGAAACAGGCGCTCTTGATCTTCTCCCCACCGCTAGGGTTATCTCGCCACACGACCGTCTCCACAAAATTGCGGAGACGGAATGCCTTTGAACAAGCCATGTGACGGATAGCACGAAGCACTGAGTCATGGCGCTTTCCAAAGCGCTCGGCCACCTTGAGCGAAGTCGTTACGACCTGGCCGCCATTGACCATCACCAAGTCACGGAGGCTGGCTTCATCAAGATCAATCTCATTCATCTGATCCACTCCGTTCACCTGGAAAAAGGAGCGCAGCCGGGACAGGCGGATGAACGGACACCCGACATTCGAGAGCGACTCTAGGCTGCGTGTTGGATTGCCTTGCGGCGAAAACGAAAAAGCCCAGCTCGAAGGCTGGGCTCAACGATGTGGAAATAAAAAACCCCGACCGGAGCCGGGGTTCAGTAGGAGTGCTTTCAGTTCAATCCGCTAGAAGGAGATGGGGACCGCAAACCGGCGGCTTGAAGTGTTGGCAACCCGATGATGGCAATTTGTCGCAGCATGGACAACCCGTCAATTCCGGGCAATCCATAAAAACGGAACTGCGTCACCTATCAGGATAGATAGCCAGCCCCTTTGAAACAAAACCGCCTAAATGGCGTGCCCCTGAACTGGAGCAGGTGGCCGAGGCCACTACCTCTGTGCGCATCCTGCGCTCCACCTGCATTGATCGGTTATCGTCCTCGGACAGATTCCAGCATCGATCTCATCTCTTCGATGATCTCTAGGTGCACCGCGTCTGCCACTGCCTCAGCCTCTTCCTCGGAATACAAGAAATCGCTCCTCAGCGTCAGGCCATGCATAACCACAAAACAGGCCTCATGGCCGGCATCGCGTATAGACCAGGGAACCGCGTCCCCCTCGAGCTTCACAACCTTGATATCTGGACTTCTCATATGACCACCCCTCGGCTTCAAGATGGTCATTATCGCAAGGGTGAAGGCCTTGTGGGTCGGTAACCCGTCACTTTGCTTACAGCCCGATGTGGCAGGTGAGACTGCCGTCTACCGAGTTTCGACCTTCGAATGAAAAAGCCCGGCGGGAGGGGCCGGCCGGGCTTCCCGCCTCTATCGAGGAATAGCCCAGGTGGAAACCACGGCATCGGCGGGGGCCTGATGATGCCGCGCCAAGCCAAGCTGCGCAATAAAAAACCCGGCAGCAGGGCCGGGTTTCGGTGTCGATCTGGCTTAGCGCGCACGGATCAACAGATGTGGGTACGTTACGCTCAGTCGATCACAGACGTCAAGCTTCGTCTTGCGAGTTCGCGGCACGCCGATGATGGAAATAGAGATATAGGAGCCCGACTGGGGCAATGAAAACAGCAAAAGACCAGCATATTGCCATCGTCATTAGCTTAGCGAACAGTAGAAAGATAGCGGGCACATAAAAGACATTATCACCGAGCAGAAACCCCATGAAACTCTCATAAACAAACCGAGAGTATGGGTAGAGCCATGTACAGACCAGCGAGAGCACCAAAAGATCAACCTTTATCCCTTTCTGGCTAGAGATACTTAAAAAGACTATAGCCACTAGAAATAGCGATCCAAAGAACAACTGTCTGAAGTAGTATTTCGCCGACAGCCCCCCAAAGGTCATACGAAAGAAATTTTGCATATTGCGGTCCTTACTTTAGTGCCCTGATACTCACGCCGAAAGATTGGCGTATCTGCAAGAGGCCAGGAGCAGAGAACACACTCCGCTCCCAGCGACCTGGTCACGCTACTTCAACCAGCTTTTCACGATCAAGTATCTCAGTTACATGTACCAGCGCCCCCTCCTCGAAACGGTCAAGCTGTTTTCGAATGTCCCGGCGCCAGCGGTTTCGAGTTGAGTCCGGACGAGCATCTTCATCCCAGTTGTTCATGTCGTACCACTCCTTCGGGAGCATCAGGATAGCGGTTGACCGCTTTCCGTCCTTGCCCTTCATCATCGGGATGGCCCAGGTCGCTACAGCACGCTCCAGAAACCGAGAAGGGGCAGGTGAATGCACCCTGCCTACCAGTCGCTCGATTGCCTGGCCGCGCCGATCAAAGTGCGTCGAGTAGCGAGCATGCAGCACGTCCCACTCGGTCGGCGAAAGCTCCCGGTGCAACAAGGCGTGCAGGATGCAATCGAACTCGAACTGATCTTGGGCAGAAAGCAGCGCCCGAAACCCGCTGTCGACCTTTCGCTCGATAAGCCTCTGCCAACTCTGCTTCGCCGTATTGTCGATGGCATCAGCCGCCAGGACGCGAACGATCGCCGGCATCACGTCGCGGTAGACCCCAGTCATGCAGCCCCCTTCGGCGTGCCGTTCAGGCCAAACAGATCGCGCAGCAGCGTTTCCACCGCCGCGCCCTTCGCATTGCCGTCCAGCAACCAGAGCCGGCCATAGTCGTGAAAACCCAGAGTGCCGCGGTCACCGTGCCAGTTGGCGATCATGACCAACAGCGCAGCCAAGGCAGCAGCACCGCCCACCTTGACCTGCGCCAGCTCCTGGCCGGCCACCTTGAGAAACTCCCGCTCCAGCCTGGTCATGACCTTGCGGGTGCCATCGGTTGTACGTTGCTCATGCTGCTTGCTCCCGCGCGCCCTCGTAGTGGACCCAGTTCCGGGCCTTGTGAGTGCTCGCACTGAAATACTGGTTGGATGCCTTGTCGAACCACAGGTCCAAGATGCCTTCATCTCCGGTGAGGCGCTGCTTGCTGATGATCAGGCGCACATCGCTCTGGTCCTTGTAGTCGTCTCCCTTGGCCATCTCTTTGCGCTTGTTCCGCCAGACCGTGCACACGTTGTCGGCTAGGTCGGTGAGGATGGCGCCACCGCGAACGTCGAGCTTGCCCGGGGGCTTACCCTCGTCGTCAGCCTTCCGCGGGTGGGCGACCAGATGGACGTGGACGTTCATCTCGTGAGCGAACCCCACCAACGCCTCCATGGCCTGCTTCTGGCCGTTGTAGTCATCCTCGGCCATGCCGAGCTTCGCCAGGCTGTCGACGATGAAGTGGTTCACCCCGTACCGGCGCGCGGCATACCGAAAGTCCTCGAGCATTTCGCCCGTCTTCGCGGTGCCCAACTGGTCGTAGATCCATAGCTTGCCGTCGAGCCAGTCGAGAATCGCGTCGATGTAGCCCCTCGAAGGACAAGACATCCCGGAGGCCTGCCGGACCATCCGCTGAAGCGTTCGCCGCGCCGGCATCTCCATCGAGGCGATGCAGAACCGGTCTTGGCTGCCCTTGCGGTTCATGCCGTGGAAGGCCAGGTAGTTCAGCAACTGCGACTTCCCGTGTCCGCTCCAGCCGGTCCAGATCGTGACCTCCGAGGGCCGGAAGCGGATCTTGTTGGCGTAGGCGCTCCAGGGCAGCTCCATGCCGATAGTTTCCGGGTTCTGGTCGTAGAACTCAGCCTTGACCTCCTCCGAGTAGGAGCTCACCGACTTCAGGCGCTCCGGGTCGAAGTTCTTCGCCTTGGCGTAGCACTCCGCAATGTCGTCGGCGCTGTAGTACAGGGCATCCAGGGCTTCGTTGAAGTCCTTGCAACCCAGTTTCACCAGGCGACACCGATCACGCCCAAGGCGCCGAACGATCTCCTCGGTCGCCTGGTGGCCAGGTTCGTCGTCGTCAAGGCACAGGTAGATCACGTCGAAGCGCTGCAGGTTGTCGAACTCGTACTCGATCCAGCGTTGCTTGCCGTCCTTGCCGCCACCGAAGGGCACCGACAGCGCCGGGCGCCCGTACTGCCAGGCGGTCATCGCGTCGATCTCGCCCTCGGTTATCGTCACCTCCCGGATACCGTCCGGGATGGCCTGCCAGCCGAACAGGCAAGGTTCGGTATCCGACGACGTGGTGATTTTCTTCTTGCCGCCAGGACGTTCCACGCCGAGTTTCTTCCAGTGGATCAGCGAGCCATTGCGCAGGTACGGAAACACGATGTTCTGCCCGTCCTCGGCGATCTTGAACGCCTTGATGGTCTCCTCGGTCAGTCCACGGCCCTTCAGGTACGCCATCACCACCGAGTCCACCTTCGGCGTCGAGCACCTTGGCTTGTCCGGTCGCTGGTATGACTTCCGGCTCTCGACCGGCCGGATGAGCTTGGGCTCCTGCACGCCGAGGTAGCCCCTCGCTTCGCTCAGCGCCGTCGCCATGTCGCAGTTGCGCGCCAGCCGCCAGAGGTCCAGCAGGTCGCCAGACTCACCGGTGGCGAAGTCGCACCACACGCCAGCCTTCTCGCCGACGAGGTGAACCCCCAGACTCTTGCCCTTCTCGCCCGAGGCGTCGCCAGCACGCCACTCGGCGCCCTCCCGCTTGCCGCCAGGCAGCAGGTGCCGTGCAACATCGGCAGCGCGATCAGCGAGGCGCTTGGAAATATCCGACGGGGTCAGCATGCGCCCTCCCCGTCCGGCAAACGCTCAAGGGTGCTGAAGTCGTGGGTCCGAGTGGACAGCACCGTGTCCGTCATCTGCGGATGCCAGAACTCGTGATCCTCGAGCTGGTAGCCCCGTGGCGGGGTGAACGGGTAGCGCTTGCCGCCAGAGCCGGAAGGCCCCCTGGGAGCGCCATGCTCACCGACGTACTCCCGCCAGTGATCGTTCGGGCCAATGAACGTCTCCGGCAGCTTGACGAACTCCGTCCCGACGTTGCCCTTGCCGGCCATCTCGGCGTGATAGTTCTTCGCCGCCTGGATCAGGTCTTCGACCGTGGCGCCAGCACGCAGCCGAGCCTTCCACGCCTTCCACGCCGGTTTCTTCGCGCCGGACCGGTGCCGGCGAGGGTACTCCGACCAGAAACGGTTGAAGTCCTCGCTGTACTCGGATCGTTCCTCGGCGGGTGGTTTCTCCCCACTGGCAAGGTCGTCGCTCGCTGTCGTCGATTCGTCAGAGTCGACAAGAGTCTCTTGATCTTCTTCAGGATTCAGGTAATCAGGATTCAGAGAATCAGGAATCAGGGCGTTATGGGTTGGTGCATCCACAGTGTCCGACTGCGGCTGCTCTGGTGTTTTAACTGTTAAAACACTGTTATTGGCGCCCACACAGGCGCCGGTATCCGCATGCACCAACCGTTGCTTACCGGGAACAACCTTCCCCCGGGCACGCTCATTCACGGTTAGATAACCATTGCAGTCAGGTAGTTCGCTGTCCTTCTCGGTGCTATGCGGAGACTGGTGACGAGTGAAGTTCGGTAGCGAGATCACCGAGAAACCAGCAACCTCGTACCGCTCGATGAATCCCTTGTCCAAGAGATTGGCCAGGCCGATCTCCACGTCATAGTTATCCCCGGGGAACAGTTCGATCTTGATCCGACGCGGCCGGTATTCCAGCCGCCCCTCCCTATCAGCCAGACACCACAGACCGATGAACAGCAGGCGGTCGAATGGATTCAGGTCGGCCAGATCCTCGTTCTTGAAGAACGAGGGCTTGATGTTGCGGGCGCGAGCCATTACTTCTCCTCCGAACTGCTGAGCAACTTCTCCATGAGCCGCTCAGCCAATACTTCATCGATATCTTCCGGGCGCCAGCCGCACAGCCGCTTCACCAACACCATCAGGGCGAAGCGCGCCTTGATGATCTCGAACTGGATATCGGCGATGTTTAGGGCAACCTCGGCTACTACAGGGGGATCGAACTGGCCCAGCAGCTCGAAGGCAGTGTCGATTGAGCACCAGATCTTGTAGGCAACCTGGTCGCTGCCGAACTGCTCGAAGGACTGCTCGTTGAGCATCACGGGATCGGACTGGTGGGCGACCTTGCTCATGCCAAGCCCTCCCTCTCCAGGCGCTGCACCAAGGTCCGCATCTTGCGCTTGAGGTGGGTGGTCAGGTTGCGCCTGCTGCGGAACTCAACGATAGGCAGGGCGTGGCGGTGAATCTGGATGGTGTTGGTCATGGCTCAGTTCACCCTATGGACTTTGAGGGTGTTCGGCTTGAGGCCCAGCTCTTCGGCTTTGCGCTTCGCCTCTTCGGGATCAATGCCCAGCCGCTTGGCCATCCCTTCCAGTTCGTAAACGGGCTCTCCGTCGTCGGTATAGCCATCCGGAACGGCAGGCATCAGCCCCATCTGCACAGCCATGTCGTGCATTTCCTGGCGGAACGACTCCGGGGCTGCGTCGTACATGCGCTGAAACGCAGTAGCGGCTTCTGGGGTATGCGACAAGCCGGACTTGCACATGCTGGTGTAGAGGCGGCCAGCGGCTAGAAACTCAGGAGTCACCTGCTCGGTGGTATTGCGCTTGCTTTTCTTGCTCATGACTTCACCTTCGGAGCCAGCCGGAACCGGCCCGGGAAATAGGGATGGGTGGCTTGGGTCTCGGTAACCCGCTCGCACTCGCTGACGAAGCGCTTGAAGACCGCAGTGATATCGCTGGTCGCCCAGACCGCGTACTGGCTGCCCTGGGCGTTCTCGTGGCCGTTGCGGACCATGCCCCAGGGCTTCGGACTGATCGGCATCTGGCGCACCACGGCGTCCACCACGGTGGCCGACAGGCCGTAACGGTCATTGATCACCTCACGGATGCGGGTGATCGGCATGCAGTTCTGCGGGCAGTGGTCCCAAACACGGGACTCGGACAGGTCCTCGACCCGCTGCTCGACGCGCTCAATAGCGACCTGGTGCTGGGCCTGCTGTTGCTCGATCTGCTGCTGTCGGCGCTCGAGTTGGACCTGCAACTGGGCATGCGCGAGCAACTGCTCGGCCTGAGTCATCGGAGGCCGCCGAGACTTCAGCTTGGCCAATACGCTTCGGCGAACCGACTTAGATTCGCGCATCCCGACCAGCATGCACTGGTCAAGGGTCAGGTCGTAGGTGGCGACCTGGTTGCCGTGGAAGGGGGTGTAATATTTTTGCACCCCCTCAAGCTCATCGCCCAACTCGTCTTCGACACGAGCGAGAAACTGATCGTTTCTGATCTTCGGTTCGCCAGCAGCCAAGCGAGCCTCGTTGACCATGTCCCGCAGTTCGATGGTGGTCATGGTGGCGGCCTGGCCGCCGATGGTAGTCAGGTTCATCGCTCTACTCCCGCCATCTGCACCAGTGCGTTTTCCGTTTCGCCGGTAAGGTCAGCGAGGCGTCGGAACACGTCGCGGTGTGTGTACCAGGCGCAAGCCGGACTGACCTTCGCCGCCGACAACGCCATCAGCGCGCCGATCGTGCGCTGTGCCTGCATTAATCGCTTGGTGTGATCTTGCTCGCGCTCTACCCGACCAAGAAAATCGTCCAGAACCTGCTGCGGGCCGTGGTAGTGCAAGCCGTAGCTAAACGTCCCGCACAGCCTTGACGGAGTGTCCGGGACCAGCCCTCTCCTCGAGCGCAAAGACTTCTTGATATCGAGCTCAGTCATGGCCGCTCCTCCCGGTAATGCCGGACAGAAGCCCGGCGAGGTCGGCGCGTGCTCGCTTGGCGTCGTGGTCCAAACGATCCGGGGTGGCGTATTCCGGCGCGTACTCACCACGGCCTACCCAGCAACGGTTGCCGGGGTAGCGGTCGTTCAGCAGATCGGCGCCGCGCTGGGCCTCTTCCTCGGTCGAGAACGGGGCGACCATCTGGGCTATCGCAATCCCACCCTTCTGAACGGCCGGTGTGGAGATGAACCAGAACAGAATTCCATCGCCTGAAGACGCACGCTGAAACGTGTCGCCGGTATCGAAGCTGCCAGGGTTCACAGGTCACGCTCCCGATAGGCGGCGCCGATCTGCTGGTTGTAGCGGTAGAGAAAATTCCCGGTGCACAAGATGATCCGCTCGATCAGGTCATGAATCTCCGTCACAACGGGGTGCCCTCGACCACCCAGGGCAGGAACGACCGAGTCCATCAGCAGAGCCCGAAGTTGCGTCATATCGCTCCGAGCGTGGTTGAATAGATCGAACTCATTACGACTGAGCTCGACCCGCTCCATCACCTCCCCGTCGACAGGAAGCGGAGGACGAGAGGCCTGTGCCTTCGAGAGATCAGACATGACCACCTCCCAGCGCGTCCTTAACCTCGCGCTCACGGGCTCTCCATTCGAGGTAGCTCTCGCGATCAGTCCTTTCGACATCCTCGCGAAGCCCAGGGACCAACTCGAACAGGATGCTGTCGACCTGCTTGCGATGTGCGCTGATCTCGTCCGCCTGCTGCGAAGTGCCATCGATGGCGCGCTCGGCCCACTCGGGGAGTTGCCTTTGTAGCCGCATTTCGTTGAGGATCGTCCAGAGGTGCGAGGTCAGGTCGCGCTCTGCCCGAATACCCTGGCGGAGCATGGTGATTGAGGCGCTCATTGCTTCCGCTCCTTCTGCCGGTTGATGCGATCCGAGAGGACCTGTTCGAGCTCCACCAACTGGAAGATGCCCCCCCCGATCTCCTCCAGAAACCAGCCGAGACGCTCTGAGGTTTCCTGGCCTACTTCGCCTTCAGCGCCAACGTTCGCCAGCAGGTTCCCGACAGCGGCGACACCAAGCGCCATGTTCTGAGCCGCATGGCGAGCCGTACCACGGTCCAACTTGATGGAGCGGATCTGCTTATCGGTCAGAACTTCATCGGGGACCCGGGAGCACTGATTGCTGAGCAGTGTCGCGAGGTTCATTGGCGGCGCTCCTTTGCATTGAGCGCAGCGGCGATTTCCGCCTCCTCCGCAGGCAGAGGGATGGCGGCATCCACCAGCGCCTTTGCCGCATCACTCAGGTACGCCAGCGCGTGGTAGCCATTGCCATCCATGGGGCTACCCTCGACGAGGGAGATGAGGATGTCGCTGAGTCCGGCCAGAATGACGCTGGCCTCGTCCAAGGCTTCCCGCTTGGAAAGTCCGGGGTTGACCTTGAAGAAGCTGTTCTCCGGGTCAATAGGGCGAGCTCTCAGAAGCGCGTTCATGCTGCACCGCCTTCGTATCGCGACACGTTTTCAGCACTTCCGGATTGGGTCGCGACACGCTCCAGTTCGAACAGTTCTGCGTCGGCCTGTTTCATATCATCCTCAAGGTTCCCGCCAACGAACTCGGCCTGACCGAGTCCTATCGTGCAGATATCCTTGAGGTAACTGCTGCACTGCTCATCTCTACGGACCAGTGCAAGGATGGCGCGCAGCCCCTTGACGGTCTCAACAGCGGCTTCGAGGCCATCCAGCAGGTCTGATGCGAGTTGATGAGCAGAGCGCGAGGGTTGCGCATTTTGGGTTTTCTGTTGCATAGTTAATTCGTCCTTCGAAAGACAAATTGATATTCAGGCAGTCGCGCCAACGACTACCGACTAAGGGCCTCGCGAAAGCGGGGCTTCTTGCTGTCTGGGGACAGGGAGTCCCTATCCTCCACACATTCTGAAAAGCGCAACCCAGGTCAGGGCGGCTTTGATGAAGGGGCGCGAACGCGCGTATCAGACTTTTCCAAAGTGCAAGCTCCTGATTTCATTGACGAGGCGATGCAGGTCGCCTGCACCCTTTTAGAAATATCCCAAGTGGCTTGGTAAACGAAGGCCCTCAAGAGGCCCTTCCGATGAACACCATGGTCCCGACGTCTTGTCGGGCCGCTCACATCGGCCAGGTCCCCAGATTTCGCCCGTGAAACTGCACTCACGGGAAGGGGCCAAACGGGCTTTTGACGGGAAATCACGGAGCCACCTCGGCACTGGATGCCTGCACAGCGGTATCAGCGCACTGCCCCAAGCGGGAATCGGACGGCAGAATGGGCTCAAGGTCGGCGGAGCTTGCTAGCTCCGGCCAAAGCTTGCTCCAATCCAACGGACGCAGTTGCCTCCGAGTGACCTTTCGACGTGTAACTGACTCAATCCCCACCGCCATGGACGGTGATGCCAGCTTCACGCCATAGCCAATAAGCCGGAGATAGTTTCTGGTCGTTCCAGTCTGAGAAACGTCAGCATCTGTCGCCGTCTTCAGCCAGTTAAGTAGCGCTACGTGCTTGGTTGCCATGAGCTGCCCCTTGTCTCTAATGAGCAAAAGATAACCTCTAGGTAACCTTTAAACAACACCCCCAGGGAATTTACCTATAGGTTCCGCTCGTGGATCATTTCGCCATGGATATTTATGAGATTCGTCGAGCCAACCTACGAACCCTTATTGATGAGCGCTTTGGGGGGAAAATCGCCGCTCTGGCTGAGGCGATTGAACGCGCCCCTAGCTACGTCTCAAGGTGCGTCACAGAAAAGCCGGAGCACCGTAAGAGAATTGGAGAGGGTCTAGCGCGCGACATTGAACTGAAGCTCGGGCTCCCATTGCTCTCGCTGAACTATCCCAAGCACCACAGCGAGATGAGCAACGTCGCCCCGATGCTCCAACCCCACCGGGGGCCAAGGAAGTATCCGTTGATCAGTTGGGTTGCTGCAGGAGAGAGGGCGGAATCTCCTGATATTTTCGCTCCAGGCGATGCCGATGAGTGGCTGGAGTCGACTGAGGTAGCTGGCCAGCATGGCTACTGGCTAGAGGTCAAAGGTCAGTCGATGATATCGAATAGCACCCCTAGCTTCGCACCAGGTATGGCGATCCTAGTGCAGCCCGAAGGTTTCGAGCTGATCAGCGGGAAGTTCTACGTCTTCAAGCACGTCAGCGGAGAGACCACCTTCAAACAGTACATTTACGACGCAGGTACCGCGTACATCGCCCCGCTCAACCCCACCTTCAGAACTGTGGAAATGGATGAAGAATGGACAGCAATCGGCCGCGTGGTGGATGCAAAGATTCGGGGGCTATAGTGAAATACAGCGACTGGATTGTTTTCGTCGATGAAAGCGGTGATCACAGCCTCGAGTCAATCGACGAGGCCTACCCAATCTTCGCGTTGACTTTCTGTGTAATCCGCAAAGAAGAGTACCTGCAGAATCTGATCGTGAACCTGAAACGGCTGAAATTCGACCTTTTCGGGCATGACAAGATCGTTTTTCACGAAGCAGAGATCATCCGCCGTAAAGGCAATTTCTCTAGGATGAACAAGGAAAGCCGCGAAATGCTTATGGAGCGGTTATCCGGCATCGTTCGGGACACCGACTTCCAGATTTTCGCAGTCGTCATCGATAAGAAAAAACACAAAGCGAAGTACTCAAAGCCGGCCCACCCCTACCATTTAGCCATGCAGTTCGGGCTAGAACGCATAAGTGGTTTCTTGAGATCAAAAGGGCAAGACCTACTGATCACCAACTTCATATTTGAAGCCAGGGGGTCGAAGGAGGATGATGCGCTGGAGCTGGAATTCAGGCGCGTGTGCGACGGTGAAAACTTCCAAGGCAAAGTCTATCCCTTCGATATCGTGATGGCTGACAAGAAGTCGAACTGCGAAGGGCTTCAAATAGCAGACCTAACTGCTCGCCCCATAGGCCTCTCGGTGCTCAGACCAGACCAGCCTAATAGAGCCTACGCAGTGCTCACGACAAAAATGAATCGGTGGGGCAAAAAGGTATTTCCCTGACGCTAAAAAGCGAAGAGCCTCTGAGACAGGTCCCAGAGGCTCAGCGCCGGCCGCGTAGTCGCAACCCATTTAGAATGGTCGGCAGCAAGGTCCAACCTCACGCCGCTGAACAGATTAAAGCATCATTCCCTCTGGTAATAAAGGGGAAATTTAGCGGTTTGCTAACCGCTCGGTTGATTCAACGCCACCCTTCCCGCTTCCCACCGCACATCCTGCACTTCACATACGGTCCGTAGCGCCCAGTGAGCTGAGCCGTATCACCGCCGCAATGGTGGCAATCGCCATCCCTCTCCCCGCGTTCCCAACGCAATATCCGGTAGTAGCGATAGCTGCCCCAAGCAACCACTGTGAGGGTGGCGATTGCGACAAACAGGAATGCCGCCCTGGCCATCCCTCCCACAGCATGGAGCATTCCACCCTTTCCGGTGAGCGACGCCAGCACAGTCATGATCAGTACGCCAATGCAGGTGAATGCCATCGGAGCTGCAAGGTTAAGCACATATCGCATTGTCACCTCCATTGTGATTGAAGCCGAGCGAGCATCTTGCTGAGTCTGGGATGCGATGTCTAGAAAATCCAGTCGCGAATAACCCAAAGGTATTTACAAAAAAATAACCCATAGGTAAATTCCAACTATCACCGATCAGCAGGGCGCGCACCAAATGGACACCATCACCGCACACGGCTTCACCGGCTTCCTCGGCAAGGGCCTGTCCCTGCGTGAGCTTCAGTGCGTCCTGGGCATCGCTGCGGGTCGCACCAGCAAGGAGCTGGCCCGCGACCTGGGCATGCAGCCGGGCACGGTGGGTAAGCGCGTCTTGGCGGCGACCACCAAGCTCGGCGTCACCCGTCGCGCAGCACTGGTCGCCGAGGCCATGCGCCGCGGGCTTATCTCGCCCGCCGTGATCGCCCTCGCCTTCCTCGTCGCCGGTCAGCCACTGCTCAACGATGACCACATGATGCGCAGCCGTCGGGGTGGGGAGCGTCGGATTGAGTTTCGAGTGGCTGCGCGCCGGGCTGGAACCTGGCTGACCGCATAAGGAGATCGTCATGGACAAGCTCGAAATCGAATACGCCCTAGCCAAGCAGGTTCCCGACATGGCTCGCGGCTTCACCATCGCGACCAGCTATGGCGAGCTTCACGTCAGCGCCGTTGACGCCCCTGTCGTGATGAAGGTGGTCCGCGATCTACTCGAGAGTGAGCTCGAGCGGGCCAAGGCGCACGAGCGGCAGGAGGCCAACCCGGAGCAACCAAGCACCACGCCATACCCGCGCCAGCCCGGCGTATCGATCTTCGACGTGATCACGCGTACGGCCCCTGGCATGCGCGACCGAGAGTAAGGAGAACGAAATGAACCTGATTCCATACGACTTCAACAGCAAGCGCCTCCAGGTGCTCGTCGACGAGAACGGCGAGCCTTGGTTCATCGCGATGGAGGTAGCCGAGATCCTGGGCTATTCCGACGCTTATGAGATGACCAAGCGTCTGGATGAGGACGAAAAGTCAAACCGGCAAATCGCCGGTTTGGGTACTGCCTCGGGTGGTCGTGGTGTAACCACCATTAACGAGTCCGGGCTGTACTCGTCCATCATCGGCAGCAACAAGCCCGAGGCCAAGCCGTTCAAGCGCTGGGTGACCCACGACGTACTGCCCAGCATCCGCCGCACCGGCAGCTACTCCATCGGCCATCAGCAAGCGCCAGCCCTCACCAGCGATGCATGCCAGATCATCGAGTCGATGAGCCGCACGCTGAACCTGGCACCCTCGGCAACGCTCGGCATGTACCAGCGGCTCGGCGCGAAGGTCGGTCACGCCGATCTGCTCCCGGCCTACACGGTGGATAGCCCTGACCAGGACGGCACCAGTCACGTAACCGCAGCCCTCTCCGACCTGCTGCGCTCACATGAAGTCCAGGCATCCGCGCGCCAGGTCTACAAGCTCATGGAGGCGGCTGGGCTGGTTGAGCGCCTAAGCCGCCCAAGCAGCAAGGGCAACGGCACGAGGGAGTTCTGGGCGCTGACTGAGAAAGGGCTGGCCTTCGGCAAGAACCTCTCCAACCCGAACAACCAGCGCGAGGTCGCCGTGCACCTGTACGTCGACAGGTTCGAAGCGCTGTTGCAATGCCTGCACGGCGAGACCTTGCAGTAACAACCTCCCTATAACCCGCCCGATTTTGGCAAAGCCACAAATGCCGGCGGGCCCTTGCTCGCCCTGGAGAAACTATGAAACGAGCAACCGTTGTAACCGAACTGCCGGCCAGCACCAGCCGGGACATGGACAAGTTCGTTGTCCGTCTGCCGGACGGCCTGAGGGCCGAGGTCGAAGCCGAGGCCAAGCGAGACGAGCGCAGCATGAACAGCGTGGTCATCATCGCCCTGCGCGAGTACCTGCATGGCCAGCACCGAAAGCATGCGCTACTCGACGCCTTGACCGCTGCCGCCGGAGATCGATGATCATGAAGCAAGCCCTCACCAGCTCCGCGGTCAGCCTGCTGATCAGCGCGTGCCTGTACTTCGGACATGGCTCCATCCACCAGTTCGCCTTCTATGTGTCGGCGGCACTAAACGTCCTCTGCTGGCTGCTGATCTTCGCCGGCGGCATCAAGGGGCAAGGAGCCGCGAACATGCTCGCCCGCCCTTGGCTCTCCATCCCTACTGGCGCTCTGCACGTGGCGGCCCTGGCCCTCACAGATCACCCCGCACTCGCGGCTTCGAGCCTGCTGGTGCAAATGGCTTGCTACGCCCTCGCCTACCAGGCGGTGCGCAGCGCCGAGCAAGGGGGTGACCTATGACCCATGCCCTGTTTAAACAGATCGATCTGACCGCAAAGCTCGGCCAGGACGGCAGCTCTCTCCAAGCCCTGAACGCGCTGCGCGTCATCCGGGAAACGGTAGCGAAGCACCTGGTCGGTGCCGAGGCTGCAGAAGAGCATCCGCTCGAGCGCGCCGTCCTGGCGCTCCGCACCATCGCCGAGTATCCCTGTCCCGAGCAAGACGACCTGCCGGCGGCGAACATGCGACAGATCGCACTGGCCGCGCTGGACGGCGCTGGAGCGAGTTCCGAACCGGGCAATCCTGGCGGCGAACCTGTTTCCGGACCGGGTAATGCCGGCGAGCGCCCCCACCCCGCGCCGGGATCGGCCCACGAGCACGCCGAACTACGCCGAATTGCTGTCGCGCTCAAGAACCCGCTGCTCAGCGGAGAGGAGGCTTCGAATCTGATGGTGCGTTACGAGGCATTGACCATGCCTGACCACATCATCGCGCTGATCGACGGACAGGCTCAGGCTACCGTTCCGAAGGGGTGGAAGCTGGTACCGCTTGAGCCGACCCAGGAAATGCTGGACGCGCGCCGCGACAGCGAGGACGGAATGGACGGCTATCTCGTTGAGGATACTGAGTACTACTTCCCGGATCGGTGTGCGGTTCGCGACTTCCTGGCATGTGTCTATCGCGGACTCCTTGCCGCAGCCCCAGCGCCTGAAGGTGAGCGATGACCATGCGCAAGGCTCTGACCGCCATCGCACTCGTCGCGCTGTTTGGCCTGGCTGCGGTTGCCGCCGGCGCCGCGCTCCAGCCGTTCAAGACCCTGTTCATCTGGGAGGTATGCCAGTGATGAGAGGCTCCGATATTCCACCACCACCAGGGTATCGCCCTACCCCGCTCGCCACCCTCGGCCAGCAGTTGGTCCGCCTGGGCCAGGCGATGCAGAACCCCAACACCAAGCTCGGCGAGTTGACCGAACTGGTCCAGGCCTGCGGCGTCGACCTGCGGATCTGCGACACGAACAAGGAGAGCCGGTCATGAAGGGCGCAACGTTGCACAGGCTGATCGATATCTACGCCGACAGTCGCCGTAACCTGCGCGTCCGTTTGGCGGCCCTCCGGATGTTCGTCCGCGCGGTGTGCGCCGATCGCAACACCAGCTTCGCCGAGTATCGCCAGGTGTGTCGGAGGCTCCTCAAGGGCATGCCGTTCACCGAGCAGGCGCTTGAGCGCGAGCGAGCGGCATATCTGGATCGCACCAGAGCTGCGAGACAAGCCATGGAGGAGAGCGGTGCCTGGCTTATCGGAAACTCAGCCATGATCGAGCAGGCCCTGTCGTTCGACGATCTGTGCGACCTCCTGGGGGTGAATCATGCCCACCGTGCCGAGGCTGCCGAGGCCTGCGCGGGCGACGCCGGAATCGTTGGCGGCCTGCTCTGGATTGGCGGGGAGTTCGAGGACAGCGCAGACCACAAGAGCGGCCGCTCCAACCGAGGGAACACGGGGCCCCTTACCGCAGCGGTCCAGAACCTGTTCCATAAGTTCCTGCTTGAGAATCCGTCGGCAATCCCCGATCCGTTCGCCCCGGGTGGCCCTTTCTACGGCGCCCCGCGGCAGGAGATGGCGCCAGATGGAACGGTGCAGATTCGGCGGCCGGCACTCACCGTCCACAGCCAGGACGGATCGACCCGCACGGTTGAGCGAAAGCCGGAAGCGTATTCGGTAGTGGCGAAAGATGGTGGGGGTCGCCATGGCTAGAACCCTGCTTCGCGTGATGAGGGGAGAGTTTGCGTTCTACCTGACCGAAGGGTCGAAGGGCGGCAAGAAAGCAGGGGCGCGCTGGGCCTTATACCGGACCAGTGGATTCGGGAAGGTCAAAGACGGCTTTGTCTTCGTCAACAGCGGTGACCGCGCCAGACTGCTGGCAATGACGAACGACGGTGAGCAAATGGATGCCTGCCAGGCACTGTTCGACAGTAAGAAACGCCGGGCCTACGTTCGGCGCTGCGAGATTCGCGGCCCATCCGGCCGCTGGGAGGGGCTTGCATTCAAGCCTAGGCCTCAGGAATGCGCTACCTGACTGTTAAAAAATTCGCCAGCGAGTCTGGCTACACCGAAGACGCCGTGCGCTCGAAGATCCGCGACGGAATCTGGCGCCTCGGCGAGATATGGAAAAAAGCACCGGATGGCCGGACGCTTATTGATGTAGAGGGGTATGAAGCATGGGTAGAGATGGGCGGGGAGTCAGGGCGGTCTCTGATTCGAGTATCGAAATCACGTTCATGTATCGCGGCGTCAGGTGCCGGGAGCGCATCTCGCTCAAGCCCACCGCCACTAACCTGAAGCGAGCAGAGCAGCACAAGGCGGCTATCGAACATGCGATCGCCGCCGGTACCTTCGACTACTCGGTGACATTTCCTGGATCTCCGCGCGCCGCCAAGTTTGCGCCTGAGGCGTCACGCGAGACGGTTGCGGGATTCCTTGGCCGATGGCTTGAGTCGAAGCGCAAGCACGTCTCCAGCAGCACCTTCGAGGGCTACAGGAAGATTGTAGAGCTTCGTCTGGTGCCGGCCCTAGGGTCCGCCATGGTGGTCGACCTGAAGCGGAAGGCCGTCAAGGATTGGCTGGACACCCTGAATGTGAGCAACAAGACGCTCAGCAATATCCAGAGCTGCCTACGCTCGGCCCTCAGCGATGCGATGGAAGAGGAACTGATCGACAGCAACCCCCTCGCCGGCTGGACGTACGCAAGGAAGGGAGAGGTCAAGGTCGACGACGTGGACCCATTCTCGCCGGAAGAGCAGCAGGCGATCCTGAGCGCCCTCGATGGTCAAGGGCGGAACCTGGTGCAGTTCGCATTCTGGACGGGGATGCGCACCAGCGAACTCGTCGGCCTCGAATGGGGCGATATTGACTGGCTCCGCGGCGAGGTGCGCGTCACCCGCGCCATGACCCAGGCAGCCAAGGGAAAAGCGGAGGTGACGAAGACCACCTCCGGCCGGCGCTGCATCAAGCTGCTCGGCCCGGCGCTGGAAGCCCTGAAGGCGCAGAAGGCATTCACCTACCTGGCCAACCAGGAAGTCTTTCAGAACCCGAGGACGGGAGAGCGCTGGGCCGGTGACGGCCCGATTCGAAAGACCCTCTGGGTGTATGCGCTGAAGAAGGCTGGTGTGCGCTACCGCCGGCCGTACCAGACGCGCCACACCTACGCTTCGATGATGCTGTCTGCTGGTGAGCATCCAATGTGGGTGGCGCAGCAGATGGGGCACCGTGACTGGACCATGATCGCCAGAGTTTATGGACGATGGATGCCCGGCGCTGATGAACTGGCAGGAGCCAAGGCCGAATCGGTTTTCGCTACGCATCAGGTCAAGCGCAACGCAGATTCTGCTTAATGGCTAAAGGCAATGGGTAATCCATCGGTTATAGTCCGCCGCTGGAAACTAGGATGGGAAGCCCATGAGCCATCGCGTTACGGAGCTGCACTGCATTATGCCGCTGGACAACGTCCCATCGGTACTGATGAACGGCATCCTGTGCCATGAGCTCGCCGACCAGATTCAGCATAGGTCGGTGGCCATGCAGGAAATTCAAGACCGTCGCCACAACAAGTCGGTCCCCGGCGGCATGCGGCTCCACCAGTATGCGAATCTTTACTTCTGCGCCCGCAACCCGATGATGTACAAGCGACAGAATGAACACTACAACCTCTGTGTGATCAGAGTCAGCATCGACGTGATGTCGGAGCGAGGCGTGGTGTTGAGCGATCAAAACGCAGCCAGTGACTATGTCCGGTTCCATTCCTACCCGGACGGTCTTCGCCATATCGTATTTGACGATGTGTACGCGGACTGGTGGAACGATGACGACCTCGCTACCAGCTACCGGAAGAAGGCTAGAAAATGCGCCGAAACCTTGGTTCCAAAGCGGGTTGAGCCACGCTACCTGACCGGATTCTACGTCTGCAATAACCAGGTGAAGCGAACCCTTGAGGGTTTGCTAAGCTTGCAGCAGTGTCAGCTACCGGCGATCGCTAACCCGCACCTTTTTTTCAGGTGAGTACTGTGATCAAAGTATTGATTGGAGACATGTTCAAGAGCGAGGCAACTACGCTTGTGAACACTGTCAACTGTGTAGGAGTGATGGGCAAAGGCATAGCGCTTGAGTTTAAAAAGCGCTGGCCCGGCCTAATGAGCGACTACGAGAAGAAGTGCAAGAGCCAAGAGGTCAAACTGGGTGAACCATACCTCTACACGGATCTTGCTGGCACTTCTATAGTTAATTTTCCTACAAAGGGACATTGGCGCGCCGCATCCAGGCTCGCAGACATTGAGTCAGGCCTACTATACTTCGTAAAGAAGTATAAAGAATGGAATATTGAGTCTATCGCATTCCCACCACTGGGATGTGGTAATGGAGGTTTAGAATGGGACGTCGTGGGGCCTCTTATGTATAAATTACTTTCAAAGGTAACCATCCCTGTTGAGATTTATGCACCGTTTGGGACTCCGGCAAGCAAGCTATCGGTGGAGTTTCTAAGCCCTTCACAGCAAAGGCTTTTCGATGAACTCGGCCACAAAGGTACTCGCGGCCCAAAGCTGAATCCCAACTGGCTTGTTATGTTGGAAGTCATGGACCAGCTAGAACAGCAGCCATATGCACCGAAAGTAGGCCGCACGATATTTCAAAAGATTTGCCATGCGGTGACCGCTCTCGGCGTTGAGACAGAACTTGATTTTAAAAAAGCGAGCTACGGCCCCTTCTCGGAACAAGTCCAAAAGCTACTTGGTACTCTGGCGAACGCGAATCTGATTCAAGAAGTTCAGCTAGGTCGAATGAACCACCTGAAAACCGGGCCTGAATACAAGAAGATTCGCGAGAAGAACCGTGACGTACTCTCACTCCATCGTAGCAGAATCGACAAGACGGTCGACCTCTTCAGTCGCATCAAAGATACTGAGCAGGCCGAAGAAGTTGCCACCGTGTTCTTCGCAGTGAGTAAGCTCAAAGAAGAACAGCAGGTTCAGATCGTGCCGGAACGTGAGGTTTTCGACTTCGTCCTCTCTTGGAAGAAGGCTTGGAACACCGACGAAAAGCGTGAGTCGATCGCTTCTGCCATCAGGAACCTGGCGATGCTCGGATGGATTCGAGTCAGCCTCAGCGAGTGCATGCCACTGAGTGAGTTCGCCTGAATGACAGGCTTATGCCAGCTTCAGAGCTGAAAGCCGCGTTGCCGCAGGGGTAGACGGGGGTTCAAATCCCCCCGGCTCCACCAAACGCAAACGATAAGCCCCTGATTTTCCTAGTGAATTTCAGGGGCTTTTTCATTCTGGCCTGCAAATGTCGACAAAGTGTCGAAGCCAGACCGAAAGTACCGCTTCAGAGCGCAGCCGCTGAATTCTCGACTATGCTGGCAATAGAGTGGCCAATCGCCCTCTCACCAGACTCAGGGAGACTCTGCAGATGGAACGATACAAAAACCTAGGCGGCAATTCAGGGGTAGTTGGCTATGAAATAGCCGAAGGCTCCATCACCGTTCAATTCGATGACGGGATGAAATACCTCTATACGATTCGAAGCTCAGGACCAGGTGCAATAGCCGAAATGCAGCGCTTGGCTAGGGCTGGCCAGGGACTGAACAGCTATATTTCGCGGTACGTAAAAAAAGCATTTGAGCGCAAATGGCGTTGATGCGACTGGTCTACCTACAGCTGACTCATGATATCCGGACCAAACCGTAATGCATCCTGTAGATGATCAGGCGACAGATGTGCGTATCGCATGGTCATCGTCAGCGTCGAATGCCCAAGGATTTTTTGGAGCGTGAGGATGTTGCCTCCATTCATCATGAAGTGACTGGCAAAGGTATGCCGTAGAGCATGGCTAGCCTGACCTTGCGGCAGCTGAATCGTGGTCCGCTCCAGGGCGCGGCGGAAGGATGTGATGCAGGACGTGAACGGCCCATGCATCCGCCAATGCACCCTCACCCGGTCAGCCAGCTCTGTTGGGATTGGTACGTGGCGGACCTTGCCTGATTTGGTTCCGGCATAGGTCACGACGTTGCCCTGGAGCCGTTGCTCGGGAAGTTTCTCAGCCTCAGACCATCTAGCACCGGTAGCCAGACAGAGCAGTGTTACCAGCTCGGTATGTGGGTTGTCGCAACGGTTGCGGATGGAGTCGAGAAGTTCGCCGATCTGCTCGGTCGTCAGCCACGACAGTTCACGCTCTTGCAGCTTGAGCAGCTTCACCCCGGCCAGCGGGTTGTCAGGGTCTTCCCGGATATCCCCTCCTCCAGCCGCTTCCGCCGCAAGCTCGCGTAAGAGGATGCATCCAGGGCCGTCGCTACCGGGTCACCCTATCGGGCAGCCAATTGCAGCAGCTTGAAGAGTCGTCGAGGCGCGTCGCGCAGTGAATGGCCGTGCAGGTCGTACCAGACTTGCACCAGCTCGGAGAGCCTTCGGCGATCCTTGGGTTTGATGCTCCACGCCAGGTTCTCTGTGCACTTCTGCCGCACCGTGGCTTCGAAGCGCTGGGCCTCGCCCTTGGTCTTGAACCGCTTGCGGAAGCGCTTGTCCTTGATCGGTTCGACGTCAACGAACCAGAGGCCGTCCGGGAGCTTGGTGATGCTCATCAGACGACATAGCCTCGCCTGAGGTAGCGGTCGGAAATCAGGTGCTTGATGTACTGCTCCAGCTCGCGGCGAGTCCAACCCTTGGCCAGATAGTGGTCTTCGATGACGTGCCAGAACTCCAGTCGGTGGGCGGACTCAATCGCCTTTTTTGCGGGGATGCGCTCCCGTGCGATCAGGCAGATGAACTGGCCCAGGAACATCTCGCAGTTCTTGCCGGAGAATCCCATGGTCGTCTTGTGGTAGCGGCGGTATTCGACGCGTTCGATCAGCGGGTCGGCTTCGACCTGGACCTTCACGTCCTGCATGATCAGCGACCAGAACGGGTCATACACGGCATCACGGGCGAGAAGCTTGTAAGCCTCGCAGGCGTAGCCGAACAGGCCTTGCAGGTGCGCTTCGGGGGACTGACCAAGAACACCGCGCAACTGGTGACGCTGTTCGCCCTGTCGAACCTCTGGATGGCCCGTCGGCACTTGCTGGCCGGCGCAGGAGAGGTACGCCTGTAAAACACAGAAGCCAGGGCAAAAACCTGGCTTCGGGTGAATCAGCCCCCGAAGGCTGGGCTGAAAAAGGAGTCAGGTCACCAATCGGTTGCGTGTGACTGACTTGTTCGGAGCTTCCTTAGGCGCCCGCCTCTTCGATATCCGCGAAGTTGCTGATTTTCACCGCGCCATCCGGGAAGCGTGCAATCACTTCCAGTTGGCCGCCCATGGCTTCGATGTGGCTGCGCAAGGTGGAGATGTACATATCCGTACGCCGCTCCATTTTGGCAATTGCCGGCTGCTGCACGTGCAGCACTTCAGACAGCATCTTCTGCGACAAGCCTCTAGCCTGGCGCAACTCATTCAGGGGCATTTCAGCCAACAGTTCCTGGGCCTTGGCCTCGACGCGGGCCTGTCCCTCAGGCGACATTTGCGCCCGAAGGTCGGAGAATTTCTTAGCCAT